GCCAACTGAATAACACATCCCCGTCAATACGGTTCTCGCTGTACGCTTACTGACAAGGTGCCTAAAAGGTTCAGATTTAATTAGTTGGCATCTGACTTCGCGGGACAAATTGAGGGCACAAAAAAGCCCGCAGGGCTTGCGCCGTGCGGGCTCTTAGGACTTCATCGGATGACTCTGGTAATCACCGATGGAGAATTTTGGTGGGCTGGCGGAGTCTGAATTTGTATGTTATATCTATGTTTTAATTGGTTATTTATTTAAGTTGTTTTTGTTTGTATACCTAAGCGTATACCAATAGCGGGGTGCAATACTTATTGAACTTTAAAAAAATCACGCTAAATAGGTCTTCTATATTCAAAAAAACTCTTTTTCAATAAATTGTTCACACTGTTCACTTTGGATTTTTACCATTCAAAATCAAGGAAATAGAAGTTAACTGTACGGTGAAGAGTGAACAGATAACTCTACATTCTTGTGCCAGCAAAAATAAAACCCGGCATCAGCCGGGTTAGTTGTAATTATTTGATTGTTGGCTCATCGCACTTGGGTAGCCAGTCTGCATTACTTTCCTCTTTTAAAGTGAGGTTAGTCTGCATTCCCTGATTAGTTCGCCGTTTCTCATAATGTAGCCCGTACTCCTTCAGCATGACTGGCAACCCTTTGCCAAACATCGTAAGACTCAGGGTGTTTTTATATCCATTAGCCTCCATGTATACGAGGTAGGCATGGTAAAGGTAGGTACGTGGCTGGCGTGGGACAATATTGGCGTTCCCCATAAACATGCCGTTGGTGTCAGGTAATGCCTCAAGATAGCCACAAAAATCAAATGCTGGATCAGCATCACGCTTGATGGTGAGAGCCTCATCAGAATTCTGCTGCGACTGAAGCAATGTTCTGGCGCTCATCGGATCGCTGAAACGCTGCATGAGCTGGCGAACAATCACAGCCAGTTCTCGTGCAATTTTATCTTTCAGCTGCGGATCGCGTTCTTCCGGTGCTATCTGCTCAGGAAAATGCAGAATAACTCTCCTGCGGGACACACCACCACTGCGATCAGTGAAGCGCATAGGATTATTATTTACGGCCAGGATAACCGCCGGAATATGTGTTGAATAAGCATTCTGATATTTGGGGTCCACCGATACCGCATCGCCACCAGTTATAGCCTTAAGCCCGGCGCCGTCGCCGCTCCACTTCTCCTGATCAGGCAGGCGAATAAGAGAAAAACCTATCAGAGCCGCACGTTCTCGCGGGGACTCCAGCGTTTCAATGGTCGCAGAGGTGGCGTTATCCTCTCCAGCAAGCATGGTCGCAATTTCAGCCAGAATACTTTTGCCACTTCCACCAGGGCCAGTCACTTCCAGAAAGAGCTGCCAGTCATAGCGATTCGCCAGCACCATAAATAACGCCGCAAGAATAATGTCGCGTTTTTCTGGCTTGTGTCCGGCAGCCCGGTCCAGCCAGCGCCAGAATGCCGGGGCATGAGTTTCAAGCGTTTCCCCCTCTACCGGTGGCGTGAAATCGACTTCACACAGGGTACGCAGCCAGTTCTCTTTACAGTGCGGACTAAACAGCCCTGTTCGCGTATCGAGGACGCCATTACGAAAACCGATCAGATGACGTGCCGGATTTTGCTGCTGCGGAACAATTAACTTTAATGTTTCCACCAGTGAAGCAATTTTTCCTGAGGAAAACGGTGCACCGAGGCGCTGGAAAAGGGCTGCGACATCTCGGGCAAAATCTGACTGAGAAATCACTTTCCACGCTCCAGACTCGTAGCGGGATAAAAGCTGCCCGTTCGGATCAACCGCCAGTGCATCCCTGTAATGCTCCCGAACCCTCTGAGCTTTTTCGCTGACACTCATCGCTGTGAATTCTGCTTCACTCATTGTGTCGAAAGGACTGGCGTTATGTGGCTTCAAAGCCTCAAGAATTGCCTTCCGGGTGGATTCCTCTCCGTATTGGGTAAGCGCATCATTCCAGTCACCAAAAACCGGTGGCAGCACAATGTCACACTGACACGCTTTTGCAGCAGTTTCAGCCCTGTTCTGGCCTGAACCATTCAGATCGCGGTCCGCTGCAATAATTAACTGATATCCCGGATACTTGTTATGGGCAACGCTGGCCAGAGAAAGAAAGTTGACCGACGAAAATGCCACCATGACGGCTTCTCCTGTCAGATGACGAATGGTAAGCGCCGTGGCGTAACCTTCCGCAATCCACATCCTTCTTACAGAACTCCCGCCCCCTTCTATCAGATGATAGGCCTCCTTAACCTGACCTCCTTTAAGAAAACACTTGCTACCATTGCCACTGATAAGCTGAATATTCACCAGTTCCCCGTCAGCGTTATAGAGCGGGACGATCAAATCACCGGGGTGGAACATCACCCCACCGGTTTTATGACCTGAAGTCAGCTCATGGCAAATATGCTCCGGGAAACCTTTATGTGTAAGATAAGTATTTCCGGCAGATTCACGCGAGGCTTGCAGTAGTCGCGCGGCAAGTGCTGCTGCCGCCTGTTTCCCGCCATCTGTATCTGCGGTTGACGTCCAGACTCCAGAAGAGGCTGAAGACAGACTATGTGTCAGTCCATGTATCCTGTCTGCTGCTTCACTGATATCCACATTCAGTACCTTGCTGACAAGCGCTAAACCGTCCCCAGCCCCGCACTGGTTGCAGAACCATGTTCCACGTCCTTCCAGATCGTCGAAGCGAAAACGATCTTTACCGGCGCAGACCGGACAAGGCTGATGGCGATTTTTCAGTATGTTCATACCCAGCGCTGGCAAAATCCGCGCCCAGTGACCGCGGGCAGCCTTCACGGCCTGACTGACTTTCATTCCTGACATGATGCAGTTCTCCCTCAGTGTAAAACCGGCTTTATAATGTGACGGACGCATAACTCATCCATTACGGCTATTCCGAGCTGGGAGAGTGCGGGGCAGGACATTAGAGGACCGGATTCCATCAGGTCTGAAAGCAGGGCGCAGGCGATTTCCATGCCTTTTGTTTGCCCGTGCTGTCGCAGATAAAAACCTTCAAGCTCACGGGCAATGGCGGTTTCAATTTCATCCAGAGTGAGCTGCAGGTGGCGGTTGTGCTGATGGCAGATACTCAGCCAGGCGCAGGCAACCGCGCGGCGATATAACGCCAGCCGAAGTGAGAGGGGAAGAGTGCGTGATTTCATTGCACCACCTCCTTGTTCATCAGGTCATCCTGGCAACGCTGTACCACGCCATCAAGCTGTTCTGTCATCAGATAAATCAGGGAAACCAGTTGCTCACATTGAGCACCTGCAGGTTTTTCATAGCAGTCCTGAAGAACAGCCATTCCGGTGACAAATTCCCCCACGTTACGAAGATGCTTGAGGCGGACAATATCGTCATAAGAAATTGCGGCGTGATTCATCACATCACCTCCCCGGCAGGCAGCCGTGCAGAAAGGGAGAGCACATAATCACGGACCAGCGAAAGGCGTGCAAAGCGCTCATCGCAGGCCACGGTGCGAAGCATACAGATGCGGGGTTGAGTGTCAGCACGGCGGATTGCGGCAAGCACAAAGACATATTGCGGGTAAAACGGGGTGAGGGTTGTAGCCATGATGGCAGCCTCCATTGAGTAGCGGTTATTGCTACCACCGGAAACGCCAATTTCACTGGTGGCAGCCCGAACGGGGTTGGCGTAACCGGCCTCAATGGATACCGGCCAGCCCGAAGGCTGCCCCGCCCGGACTGCCATTATCTCGAAAGAACCACGGTGTACGCATAAACACCACAGCCTGGAAAATGGGTGTGCCAGAGCTTCGACGAAAAAAAAGACGCTTGGCGCGTCTGGTGTCGCCATTGAGTTTCGCGGAACGCCAATTCCGGCTGCCGATTTTGCGGCAGCGGAAAAACTATACCTGGAAATGACTGCAGGATGCAAGCCAGAAAAATGGGGATTAATGCGTTCAGGCATCATTATGCATCACATCCCCGTCCGCGGGCACTTATACGATCCGCCATCCATGCGCTTACCTCTGACTGTGCCCAGGCAACATTTTTACCACCAAGCGGGATCTGCTTCGGGAAAGCATCGCGGCTTATCAGGTCGTATATAGTTGAGCGGGACAAGCCGCATAAATGCATCACCTCGGGAAGACGTAAAAATCGCTCATGCTGGTTCAGCACAGGAAATAATGGCGCAGCCGGAGCTGGCGCAGAAACAGAAATATCATGCATTTATCTACCCTCTTTAATTCCTTCATCAGTCCGGATAAATCCCCCCGGATTCAGGTAGTTCCTTATTATGTATATATTTCTCGCTTACGCACCCATTATTTATTTAGCGTCACATATTGATTTAATGGAATTTAAAACTATATCAAACCACATAAAATGGCATGATAGATATTATGTCTGCGAACTATAAATACAGGGACATTAATAGGAACTAACTTTCATCCAGGGGTTACTACCCCATAAGTCATAGAACTTAATGGTACTGAAACCGCAACCCATTCAGCAGGGATGCACAATTTCTACATATGGCTTTACATTGCAAACCTAACTTCAGGATATACTCATGAATTGCATCAAGCTCAGAAGAATTAGAACCGCATAAAATCAATAACCACGCATTCTTAACCTAAAAATATATCCAAATAAATTCATAAAAGACCGAGCAGTTCTAGTTTTATAAAAATCAGATTGAAATGCAACACCAGGGAAAGGGGGGAATCATGTTATTTCCCGGCAAAGAAAAATCGTCTATTTCATCATCTGTTGAATACTACTGAAGAGTGGTGAATAGTTGTGAGGAACAATAATGAAATAATCATTCGGAATAAAAATTTCACTTTTGATGAAAAAAAAATCATAAATCACGCTACCTTCCGATGAACACTCATGAACAGTCACTGAATACTGCCTTGTCAACCCTTCACCTCTTAACTAGCTGTATTATCAATTTTTTTATCAAAGTGAACAGTAGTGAATAGTATTTATTAAAGGAAAGTTGAAGATCAGACATGACACATTTCTCTGGCTAGCCAGAACAAGGTCATTGTTCTGTCACTGACACAATCCCCCTCGGTAGTGCGCTTGTATGGGCATCGGCACAATTGACACGACAACAAAACACTACCGGAGCATTCATGACTACTGTTAACCAGATCTCTGATGCAAACATTACATCCTCCCTCCCGCCGAAAATTCGCGAAGCGGTGGAAAAAGTTAAGGTAGCAAAAGCTGTCTGGCAGGAAGAACGGCGAAAACAAACTGAAGCTGCTGCAATGATTGAAACTATCCGTAAACGTCAGGAAGATACAAAAACGGAAACGCAGGCGCTTAATGATGAATGGCGAAACCTGTTTCGTGAGAATCAGGGAAATATGACACCACGCATGAAAAAACTGCGGGCAGAAATCGCCCTCGGACGCGAAACACTGGATGAGTTCGAAGATTTGCTGGCAGCTCAGGTGGCAGAAAATGAATTCCTGCCCTGGAAAACTGCGGATGCTGCAAACCACTACATCAGCGAACATAATCGCCTGATTGAAACTCATGCAGTGTGGCTCTGGAATGAGTTTATGAAGGAACACGGCCAGAAACTTATTCAGATCCTTGGACTGTTGAAAATGACTCTGGGCCGAAGCGCTTCTGCTGTTATCGGTGTAGTTCATACCGTAAACGACCCCGAAAGTGTGCTGAAGCAATTTATCAGCGAGCAACTCACCACTCCGGCACTGTCCTGTAACGTATCTTCAACGGATGATATTACCCTGCCGGGGATCAGCATTTATGCGGACGATAAAGCCATCCAGGATGCCAGACAATCCCCCAGCCCTGCAGCGCGTTCACGGATGCTTAAACAGCGTGACATGGTTAAAGGGGGCGAGAAGAAATGAATGCCGGAACCATTACTCAGGAAGCTCTCAACGATTACCGCTCGGCGATAAAAAGCTGGCTGACACTACGTAATACGCAAAGTACCTACCAGCTTCGTCTGGCGGCTCTGCTGAATACTGAAGAAAAACCGGCAGCATATGCCAGCCAGCTTGAGGAGCTTCGTGAGCGTCTTGCTGTCCTCGAATGGCAGATTAACTGTGCTGCACGGGATGGTCTTTATGCTCACCAGATTGTGCTGGAGAGTTGTGTTACAAGCGCAACGGAAAACTTCATGAGCGAGCATGGTGATGCACTCACTGACGCACTGGCTCCTTTTCTTTGCGCTCCATACGGGCTTGAGGCGGCAATGAAAATATTACGAACCGCTGTAGCCCGACAAACGGAAGTGCGTACTCCGGTAATTTCAGCAGCATACAAGAGCATTATCGACGAAACCGGATTAACGGTGGATGCATCAATGTACGCTGATGCTTCAACCAGTTTCACCCCGGCACAACATAAAGTTTTCCTGGCCCGCCTTAACCGACTTAATGAAAAAGGAGGGTACTGATATGGCCCTGAAGTGTCCTGAATGTGGGACGGTCGCTCACGCCAGAACCAGCGCCTATGAAGCTCCATCGGTTAAACGCTCATGGTATCAGTGCCAGAATCTGGAATGTTCCTGCACATTTACCGCTCTGGAAAGCGTGGATACGATAATTATGAAGCCTTGGCGCAATGAACAGGAATCAGACAAAGAACAAATGCCAGAAAAACAACAGCAAACTCTCAACCGCTATGGCTCCGCGTCAAAGCTGTCAAGCCGTCAGCTAATTCCTGTCTGATTAGCAAAATACGCCCACGTAGTCCCGGTCCAGTACCGGGATTTTTTACGCCTTTTCCCTGGCTGGCCTGAAGGCGTATGAGTGCATATCTATAGCGCATGAAAACGCATGAGTCTCATGCGCCATTTTTGACGCGAAAGCCCTTGTGTGGTGGCTTCTGAGACGATTTACGGGGTGCATGAAAACCAGTCTGTTAAGCGAAGCGGGCAGGCGGGCGGGGCAGCGCACGCTGTGTATGGTCAAAGTAACTTTTAACTTTCAATGAGTACCTGATTGAAAGAATCGTTTATCACGTTAAAGCGATAACAATGATTTTAAGCAGCGAGTGTGGTGTAAGTATCATTGTCGAGTAAAAATGTTGCAAGCTATTGAAATAAGTATATATTGCAAATGATGAGGAAAATAAAATATGCAAGGACCTACTCATGGATGCACTGCATGTCGCGCTTGAAAATCTGATTAGAGATGATGGTCAAACACTAAATAGTTATTTTAGTGAAGTTAAAGTTAATTCATTGATTGAAAATACAAATGCAACTTGTCATTTTCATTGCCTTAATCTTGATGGCAATGGACGTCCTCGGGTAGACGCGTTAATCCAATTCTTGAACGATAAAGTAGTTGATTATGCTATTCCAAGGAAAAAAATCAATGAGGCAGTGCAATATTTTAATGAAACACAATCAACAGCGAAAATAACAAAATTAGCAAATCAAGCAAAAAAATTATTTACTAGGCTTGCAAATAGTGGCGAAGGCGGTGAATTTATTCTTTTTTTATTTGCAGAGCAATTCCTTAGATTTCCACAAATTATTTGCAAAATGAGCCTGAAAACGAGTTCTCAAATGCATTACCATGGTGCAGATGGAATACATATAGGCGTAGATAAAGATAATAAAAAATTATGTTTATACTGGGGCGAGTCTAAACTCTATTCCAATCTGAGCAAAGGTATTTCTGAGTGTATGGATAGTATAGCTCCATTACTTCAAAGTTCTATGGGAATAGAAGGCGCTGAGACACGTGATATGCAGTTGCTGGAGTCGCACTTAAATGTTGATGATATAGAACTAGAACAAGCGTTGAAAAGATTCTTAGATCCTGATAGCCCGGATTTTAATAAATTGGAATACAGAGGAATATGCTTAGTTGGGTTTGATCTTAAAGATTATCCACAAGGGCCCAGTTCAATTGATATCAGTGAACTAGTTGCTTTGATTAATACTAAAGTCGGGAAATGGTCAACTAGTGTGCAAGGTGGTATAGTTAATAAAAAACTTGATCGCTTTGCTATGCATGTTTTTATTCTTCCTTTTCCTTCAGTAAAAGCATTTAGGGCTAGTTTAATTAAAGCATTGGAGAGTTGAAATGTCGTTGCGAGATTTATCTGGGTGGTTGATTAAGAATCAAGGATTCTTAAGAAAATATCAGGCATTAGTCGCTAACTCGATAAAAGATCAATTTCCAGAGTTAAAATCAGATGTAATCCCACAGATTAGTTCTGAGGATGTCGGCTATCTTTTAACATGTGCTAGTTCTTTGGCTTTCTCAAGTGATGAGAAATGCCAAGATGCAGCCTTAAGGATTGCACAGTATTGCTTATTGAATGAAAAAAGTGAAGCAAGAAAAGATAGTGCTGCATTAATTCTTGATTCATTATCTAATAATCCAGCAATACAACTTGCTGAAAATAGGGGGTATCTTAACCCTGATTTCGAAGAAAGATTACCCTTAAAGGCTCAGTTAGAACTAACTAAAAGAAAAATTCTATATACAATTGAAATAGATGCTGATAAGCATATTTATGCTAATAGGTTTCAATCAGAGTTTTGGGATGCGGTACAAGAAAACTCATGGGTTAGTGTCTCTGCTCCTACCTCTGTAGGAAAATCATTTATCCTGGAATCTTGGGTGGAGCAGTTTGTAAAAAGAAATAAGAATTGCTTAGTTATTTATATCGTACCAACAAGGGCATTGATTTCAGAAGTATATTCTGAGTTGCAAAAACGTTTGGATCCTAATTTAACAAATATAGTTAATATTCAGACACTACCATTGAGTAATGTATACCAGAGCGAAAAATCTAATGTCTTCATATTTACACAGGAAAGATTAAATTTATTCTACAATCATTTCTCACAAATTCCAAAGATAGACGTCTTAGTTGTTGATGAAGCACACAAGATCGGTGATGGTGGAAGAGGTGTTATTCTTCAACATGTAATTGAACTGACTTGTCTAAATAACCCTGATTCAAAAGTTATCTTTGCAAGTCCTTTCACCTTAAATCCTGAAATATTGCTCAGTGATGCTCCAATATTAAAAAACAAAAGAACTATAAAAAGTGACTATGTTACAGTTAATCAAAATTTAATATGGGTAGAACAAAAACCACGCAAGACCAAAGATTGGTTGATGTATTATTTTGCAAACGGTGAAAAACGCGAGTTAGGAAACTTTTCTTTAGAAAATGCACCATCTCCTGAAAGTAAAAGATTGCCTTTTGTAGCTCTTTGTTTAGGTAAGGGGGCTTCTGGTAACGTAGTTTACGTAAATGGAGCCGCTGAAGCAGAATCTACTTCCAAGCTAATATCTGCAAGTATAGAAAATGAGACTGAGGATGAAGAAATTTTAGCTCTCGTTGAGCTTAGTGAGACAATTATACATAAAAATTTCGCATTAAATCGCACTCTAAAAAAGAGAGTCGCTTTTCATTATGGCAACATGCCTTTAATAATAAAGGGCGAGATTGAACGATTGTTTAGTAAAGGTAAGATTGATTTTTTAATTTGTACCTCAACTTTAGTTGAGGGCGTAAACATGGCTTGTAAAAATATTTTTATAAGAGGCCCTAAAAAGGGTAATTCAACCCCGATGCGAGAAGAGGATTTTTGGAATCTTGCTGGCAGAGCTGGTCGTTGGGGAAAAGAATTCCAAGGTAATGTCATCTGCATCGATAGCGACAATGAAAAAATTTGGAATGGAGAGCCTCCAAAAACCAAAAAAAATATATTTATAACTCGCGCCACGGATGCTATTTCCCATGACATGGATAAGTTGGTTTCCTATATTTTTTCAGAGCATCATTTTGGTATGTCTGAGCGGAATCCTAATCTCCAGAGTCTATTTAGTTATTTATGTTCATCATTTTATTTTTATAATGGCTTGGATAATAATCCTTACATGGAAAAGTACAATATAAAAAATATCGATGTTTTAAATGAAGCAATATTTGATGTTTTTGATTCTTTAACTTTTCCACACGAATTGGTTGTGCGGCATCCTGGTATAAGCCCGCTTTTAATGCAAAACCTTTGGGATAGATTTTCGCGGGATACAAACAAACCTGTAGAGAGATTACTGCTTTCTGAACCTGGTAGTAATGATGCGTTAGATTCATATGTATCCGCATTCTCTAGAATTAGTGATACTCTGAGTAAGAAGCTAGGTTATAATTCAAAAGGAGCTTACGTACAGGCCTTGTTAGTTTCCAAGTGGATGAAAGGTTATCCCCTAGCAAGATTGATCTCGGATAGAATAAGATATAACAAAAAGAAAAATATTGTTTTCAAAGAAGCGACTTTAATACGAGGGGTTATGAAGGATGTTGAAGAGATCGCTCGCTATCAAGCTCCAAGGCTTTTAGGATGTTATAATGATTTATTAAAAAGCTTTTATCTTTCGATAGATCGCACAGACTTAGCAAAAGATGTTGAAGATATCGGTGTTTATTTAGAACTGGGTGTAAGTTTAAAAACTCAGATTTCACTAATAGGGCTTGGCTTTTCAAGAACTGCTGCTGTAATGATTTCAGAGCTTATTCCTAATGATAGTTTAGATGAGGAAGAATGCATTAATTGGATTAAGGACAATAAAGTTGACATGGAAGAACTGCCACAATTAGTTCAAAACGAAATACATAATATATTTCGTAACTTTTGGGTACAATAGTCTTATTTAGACGATTTTTTAAACAATCAATAGAGAAGTTTTTGAATTTTATCATTCTTCCAGTAACAAAAACTTCTCTTTTATAACACCGCTCAGGCTATTCCAGAATAGGCTTTGCTTACTTCACTATGCCTTGTGCCGCAATGCCTCAAAATAACAAGGCCATGTTGCAGTAACGCCTCACTACGTTCAGGTTCAAACCATTTCCCGTTAAATTTTCCTCCGTGAAAAAGATTGTTTCTTACACGGCGGATTAACAAAAAAAGAAATTTTGCTAAATCTTTTTCTTGTGGTAAAGAATCATCCCAAACTAAAGAGTCATCTTCTATGATTTGTTTTTTGGGTGGGTGTTCTTTAAAGTAGGTGATAGCAGCAATTAGCTCTGGATCAGTTGTGTTATTTATGATTTCAGAAACTTGCTTTGCATACTCATCCCAGTTCGCTTTAGCATCTTTTATTTTATGATGAAGTCCACATGCCTTAAGGCAATATTCATAACGTGAAAACTCTCTAAAGAATTCATAACATAAATTATCTAGATTATTCTCCATGAACTATATCTCCATGTATAACAAGTTAACTAATATTGATTGCGCTCGTACACTTTTTGGCCCCACCAATTCATAAGTCCTATTCGTTGCTCAAGGTAAGTTGAACGATTATATGCTCTGCGCACTTCATTTTTATCACTATGTGCAAGAGCAGCCTCAATTACATCTGCATTAAAACCCGCTTCATTTAATGCGGTGCTGGCAATTGAACGCAATCCATGAGCAACCAATCTACCACCAAATCCAATCCTTTTTAAAGCAGCATTTGCCGTCTGGCTATTCATTGGTTGCTTTGGGTCATTCCGACTCGGGAAAACATGTTCACGATGGGCACTGATTAGCTTCATCACATCAAGAATCTCTAATGCCTGAGGAGATAGAGGGACTATGTGTTCCCGCTTAGCCTTCATTCGTTCAGCTGGGATAGTCCAGAGCTTTGCATCGAGATCGAGCTCAGCCCACCTAGCACCGGAAGCCTCAGAAGGACGAACTAGAGTCAGGAGTTGCCACTCAATGAGGCAGCGAGTCGGAACAGACAAATTTGACATGACGAGAGAACGCATCAGCATAGGCAATTCTTCTGGGCGCAACGTAGGCATATTTTGTTTTTTTGGCTTCTCAAAGGCCATTCCAATGCCTGATGCTGGATTGGCATCAATAAGACCAGTATTTACGGCATAAATCATTATCTCGTTAACACGCTGCACCAACCGGCGCACCGTCTCCAGCGCCCCACGAGCTTTGATCGGTTCAAGGGCTTCAACCAGTGTTCGGGCTTTGATTTGCTGGACAGGGATCTCCCCGATGGTGGGGAATACGTCTTTTTCCAGTGAACGCCATATATCTTTAGCGTAATCAGGGGTAACGCTTTTGCTTTTGAGCTGGAACCAGTTAGCGGCGACCGTTGAAAAAATACTGTCCAGTGCGATTTGCTGCTGTTCCTCTGCAACTTCAGCTTGAATCTGTGGGTCGATTCCATTGGCTAATAAGGCAAGGTAATCAGCTCTTAACCCTCGGGCATCAGCAAGCGATAGGGCGGGGAAGGCTCCGAGTCCCATCATTGTCCGCTGTTTTGTTGCCGGACGTTGATAACGGAAACGCCAGAGCTTTTTGCCGCTGGTTTTCACTATCAGGAAAAGCCCATCGCCATCATGTAGCGTTAGATCCTTCTCTAGCGCTTTAGCGCGCAGAACTTCGGTGTTGGTCAGGGGGCGTGTTGTCCGTGCCACTGTGGCCGCTCCTTCATGAATTGGTATACGCTTTTAGGTATACATCCTACCGTATACCTAAACGTATACCAATAATCACCGGATTTAGCCGGATGCTCTCGGACAACTACAGACACAAAAAAGCCCACAGGGCTTGTGCCGTGCGGGCTTTCAGGATTTCACCGGACGTATCCGGATCATAATGTGGTGGAGCTGGCGGGAGTTGAACCCGCATCCGAAAGTTTTCAACTCAATGAAATTAAAGAATTTTATTCTTAAAGATATTTACGCGTGAACTTTACGTATCCTTTGAAGTACCGGCATGGCCGGCTAAAGTCCTAATCTTCTTTGGCGCTTTAATCTTCGTTGGATTATCCGTTACTGGAATTTTAAGCAGATCGCTGAAGAACATAGCCTCAGAACCTTTGTACCGATCTTGAGCACTATAATTTATACCGTACATTAAAGACTGTGTTTTTTTATACATATCTCTAATTTCAGGTGTATTGTCGTACGATACAATCCACGGCGTTTTTATGTCAGATTGAACAACCTTTGCTACATTCACATGATCTTCGTGGTTGTAATGATTGATATATAACCCTTTTCCTTTGACATAGTACGGAGGGTCTAAATAAGTTATTGAATTTTCTGGTAATTCTGTAATTATATTATTGATAAACTCGATAGCATCTAGATTAAAAAGCTCAATTCGATCCTTTTCGGCATGAATGATTCTTATGCGAGAAATTAGGTCGTTTTTATTATATCTAGCATCTAATTTCCATTCGCCATCTTGATTTTTTCCACCAATAACCCCGCCCTTTAATATTCCGGAGCGATTGGTTCTATTAAGGAAAAATGTAGAGAAACCAATTGTTAGCAGGTCATAACTATTTGTGTTATTTATTATTTCCTTTTGTTTATACCACTCATCCATAGTGACCGGTGTATCGTAGATCATAGAGCATAAAGTATCAGCATTGTTAAGAACAGAATGCCAGAATGCATAAACGGAAACGTTTATATCGTTAAGGATAATTCTTTCAGCAATATTTAGATCTAGCAGTTTCAATGCAAGACCCGCGCCTCCAGCATAAGGCTCAGCATAATGTATAGGCGAAAGATTATTCTCCTCAATAACATTTAGCATGAAGTTTGATAATTTGCCTTTACCGCCGGGATAGCGAAGTGGGGTATTGAACCGCATAAGATACCTCTGGAAACCTAGTGATCATTATATCAAAAAAACGGGCTTTATGGCCATCAGATAAAGCCCATTAATATCAATTAGTTATCAGAGAGGTAAGAGTGGATTACGGCTGAGTCAACGCCGTGACCTGTGGTCATTACTATCTTGAGGCTTTTGGTGAAATCATATTTATATTGGTCGGATATAGCGCTATTCTTGGTGACCCAGTACCTATATGGATTGTTCTTGACTGGTCCATCTACCATACTTCTGAACTCGGGTGTATGCGCAAAATCTTTAAAGAGTTTACGTATTACACCTAAAATACCTTGCTTCCCTTTTTTAAATTCATCGATTTCATTTGATATGTTTATTGGTGCCTTCCCTAATTTTAGAGTGGTTACTATATCAGTGGCAATTCTGTTGAAGACTGGTTTTGTGAAACGATTTCTATTTTCCCAATAATCATCATCGGGTGGCAGGTTATATAAAAACTCAAATATCATTTGGTCAGGAGGGAGTAAATGGGGAAGAAGGCATAGGTTTTTTTCTTTTTTTGCTTTTTTTGCATTATCTCCATTATCATTTGCAACATCACCATCTAAGACAATCAGACTTTTGACGGTGAATTCGGGGATTTTTCTGGCCATCAAATCAAGAATTGCACTGCAGCTTATATTTATATTACCTAGTGGGTTGATGATTTTGTTTATTTTTCTGTCAATAATTAATTGTTTGAAAAAATCAAATCCTTCTCGATCTTCAAAATAGACATTGGCCTTAGGTAAGTTTAAGTCTTCGTCAATTTTAACAGTTTGAACGTGAAGGTCAGCGTTAATATCTGGCCAAGATAAATTATTTCTTGTTTTGATATCACCATAGGTATCTGTTAAGTAAATTGTTTTGAATGATTTCTCGTCTTGTTTTGATCTATTATAGATATCTTCTATGATTAGCGGTGAGTGCGAAGTCATAATGATTTGCAAATTATATTGCTTTGCTGCTTTGGTTAGTATTTTTATTAGTTCGAATTGAGCCGCAGGGAATAAACCAGCATCAGCTTCATCAATTAAAAGAATGCCACCATGATAATCTGGGTAGGTTTCCTTTAATCGTTTAAATGAAAAAATAGCTTGAATTATTTGTCCAACATTATCTTCCCCTACAGATACTGACTCATGATCATAATTGTCACTATGTACAACCATGGAATCAATAACCCCTTTTGTGGCTGTTACCGTACTCCCTGTGGTTTTTAATAATAATTGATTGTTCATAACTCTTATTTCTTCAGAGTTATCATTAATATATTGAACATCCCTTGTCGCATAATCGGTACGTAAAGTAATAGGGAGTAATCTTGCCAAGCTTAGAAAAATAACAGGATGAGTTACATTACGGCTCTGGTTTGCACCTGGAATTCCATCATTACCACGGACGACAGGTCGAGCTTTTGCTCTATCGGTATAGCCATACAGACCTAAAGTAAGCTTGTCTAAATGTTTATTGACATTAGCATCATATAAATGAATCTTAACATCCATAGAGCCAGCAGTATCATATTCTTCAGATAATCTAAAATGCTCATTGAATGCTGACTTAAAGCTTCTGTTTGTTAATGTCTTATAGTTCTTTAAGTTCGTTACTGGATCTGTTGATTGGTCTCTTGAAAAGCTAAAAATTTGTGCGACGATACCAAGTATCGTCGACTTTGATGTGCCATTTTTCCCACAAATAACAGTTAACTTACTGCCGAAATCAATATTTACGTCTTTTAGACCTCTAAATTTTATAACCTGAAGTTTATTCAACTTAGTTATCTGATTTGCCATGCTTGTCCCTTATACCTGAAGTGGCCACAAGTTGTGGCCAATAATTTGTAAATTATCTTTCTAACGCCTTGTTGCTCGTTTGTCCATCGTATTCCTTCAGATATGAGCCATAATGCCTAAACAACATCTCCGGTCCTTTATGCCCCATCTGCCCCGCTAGCCAGAAGAGATTGACGCCTTGACTGATGTGACGTGTAGCAAAAGTATGTCGTGTCTGGTATGGGTTGCGGTATCTAATCCCGGCTTTACGTAGTGTGGGAACCCAGGCTTTTTTTCGTATCGCATCTGCACTTGCCCATGCTTTATTACTTTTTGGATCTTCGAAGATCGTATCATCTTTCATAAAAGTGAACGGTTTCTGACTAACTAGCGCGAGCATTGCTTCGTCAGTCAGTTCAACCTTCCGTGTTCCAGCTTTGGTTTTGGTCCCTTTGATTACGCCAACTACACTGGCATTCTGGACGTGGGCTGTCTTCCCTACAAAATCGATATCACGCCAACGAAGAGCACACAGTTCAGAACTACGCATGCCAGTTTGGATGGCGAATCGGAAGAGGTTCTCCCATTGTTTATTGCCAGCAGCTGTGAGCAAAGCACGTACTTCGGCTGGTGATAGCGGGTCAACCACATAACTACTTTCTGACACTGATTTGTCACTCTGGTACCGCGAAGCTGTTACTAGTGACACAGGGTTGATCTGAAGTACACCATCTGTCACTGCCTCATCCAATGCAGAACGCAGGAACGAAAGTTGGTTTCTGATGGTCTTCAATGTCGTTTTCTGGCTTTGGATCCATGTCTTCAATGTTGCTGGGGTTAACTCACTTGCTGGAAACATATGAAGTGAAGACAAAGCGCTTCGGCATTTCTTGTACCCGCCAATTGTCGAAGGTGATAGCTTCCTTGTTTCGCAGATCACCAGATACTCGTCCAAGTACATCTTCACCGTTTTGCCTGCGGAAGCGTTGCCGAAAATTTTCAACCGGGTTGAGTGGGGGAAGTATTCCGCATAGACAAACGTCCCCCTTTCGATCTTGTTATAGATTTCGCCGAGTGTGCGCTCGGCGTATTTGATATTTTTGGGGGTTACGTCCAGATTAGAAAGAGGCTCACGGCATTTAACCCCTTTATAAGTGAAGGTAATATTGATGGTTTCACCATTACGATGTTTCCTGATGGTTACGCCGCGTGGGAGTTTAGGCGATTCTGTCGAGCCCATTTTGCAACCTCACTAAGATCTATCCATCTTTCCTTAACGCCGTCGACCTTCAGCACTTGAACCCCTTCACGCCATACTCCGCGCTGCACGCGTTTGTTTATGGCATCCGGAGTTTCGCCAGTCTCTTTGCAATAAGTTGAGATGGGAACACAATCGAGGCTCAGCATAGATTTCTCCACTGCCCGGCTGCACCCGGGCGATTAGGGTTATTATTCGTCGCTTGAAGGCAATAGTTTCTGCCAGATTGCCGATACATATTTTGCTTGATGGCGGGCATCGGCTAATGCGTTGTGGGCTACACCATCAAATGGCATATTACGTTTGGGATCGAAACCAAGTTGTTTACCGAGCAGCACCATGGTACGCACGTCGCTGTCGTTCCAGAATTGCCACGGGCAGGTTTGGCCGGCGCGGTCGTAGGCTGAGCGTAAAATCACGTTGTCGAAGTTGGCACCATTGCCCCAGACTTTCAAGTAACGCGGGTTGTCAGAGTTGCGGCTGATGAATGAACTGAGTCCGGAGAGCGCTTCCGCGATGTGCTTGGTATCGTCAGTACAAATAGCTGCACGGGCCTCTGATGATTGTTTGAGCCACCACAGGATAGTGTCACCGTCCGGAGTCGCTCCCTGATCCATAGCGCTGGCGAGGTTGACAGCCACATAGAACTCTGCGCCCAGCTCTCCAGTTTGTGGTTCAAAGAACACAGCACCGATTGTGACGATTGGAGCAGCAGGCTTATTACCCATAGTTTCGAGGTCGACCATTAAATGGTTCACGTTAATTTTTCTCCTGTTTCTGCGCTGCAGCTAACATAGCCGACAGCGCTGTGTTCTGGTCCATTGCCTCTGTAAGGGCGACAAAGGTCACATCCAGCCTTGACGCTATGTCTTGCATCAATTGGGCTGCTGCTGGTGGTAGACCCGGTGCAGCAGCATACGCTGCAGCAACCAATTCTTTCACTTTCACGTGTGCCATTAACGCCGCTCCATTAGCTGGTTAAAGCGATTCATGAACATGCCGTAAGACTGGCCCGGGCGGACGGGATTAATCACAAACTGGTCGGTAGGAATAACGCCGTCGAGCATCGGCCAGTGGGTGCCGTCGTCGATCTCAAAGTCGCGACGTTCGCTGGCCAGCATCACCAGGTCGGCATATTTAACGGTCGGGTGCTGCTCAGCCGGCAGGCCGAATTTTTGGCGAATAGCTGCATCAACCTGATCTTCAATGGCGCGGTAGTCAGGAAGGAGGCGTTTCAATGGGGCAGGGATATCTTGCAAATATGCCTCGGCGGCGTCATGCAGCAGCGCTTCAAGCGCAAATTCCTGAGGCACCAGATAGCTCGTTAAAACACTGTGCTGCCCAACGCTATAAAACTCAGGCAGGTGGCCAGCGAAACGGCAGATATTCGAGAGGGCATTAGCGATATCTTCTATCTCGATGGCATCTTGCTGGATATCGAGATAGTTAAAATGTTTACCTGCAAAGGTTTGAATAAAGCTCATTTTTTTCTCCATACTTTACGCCTGCACAGCGCTGAATTGTGGGTGTAGGAATCCCTCGCCAGGTGGCGATTAATTACAGGATTACGCTTCAATAAATACCCGCAGCTGCGGGTATTTAAGGCTGAGCAATAAGGCTTTGAATTAGGCTTTGAAGTTGCCGATAAAGGTTTACACCGGCTTGTCGTCAAACTGAGCAATCAACAAATCGCGGAATTCATTAGCCATTTCTTCTTCCTGCGCTTCGAGTTGAACGATCCGCAGCACAAACACTGGTTCGCCACTTTTAAGCAGGCTGTTACGAAGACTAAAGCGGCGTTCGCCTAGGCCTTCATAAGGGATGCATTTAAATTCGAAAGCGACCGGCATTACATCTTTGCTGCTCGCTTCTACACTTTGCATCAGCGATTTTCTACCAGCGAAATCACTATCTTCGTGGTCGGCCTGATTAGTCTGCTGGATAGTCACCCGACGAACAGCCTGTGCAGCTTTGGAGATATCCATGGTTTGCCCTTCAGCATCGAAAGCGAGCAAGAAATCGCTCCAGTCTTCGAGCCATTCGGCAATTTGTTTCTGGCTCAGGCGATCGCCATTGATTGCGAGCAACGCCCGGAAAGGTGCTGTTTTTTTGAGGCGGATAGACGCTACGTTGTCTGCATGTCCGGGTTCGCCCAGGGAACCGATGTTAAACACTGCACGGGCTGACATACTCTCTGCGTCGATGAAACAGCGGGCTGGGGTATCAATAACGGCATAGCCAACTGAATAACGAACGAAATCGGCAATGCTGGTTGTTTCCAGGGCACCACGGAAGCGGAACCGGTTGAGGTTAAAGCGCTCCAGGCTTTCGATACCGTACCCGGACGGCAACATAACCGTGGGGCATATGGTAGTTTTCAGCTCCTGTGTGTGGACCGCAGCAAGAGTTAGCTCCTGAATTTTCTCGATAGCGTCGCCGTTTAATTGTGACATAGGTTTTCCTTAATGACTTACGGTTAAAGAACAGGTCGGTCGCGACTTATTTAGCCGCCCGTAGCTTTCCATCAGGATCGCCAGCGAGGTTAAACAGGTTGCCCTGATCTTCCTGCAGGATCGTGAGCTTCCCACCTTTGTTGACCCACATTGGTGTTTCGGTGGTGTCCTCTTCGGACGCTTTGCCGCGTGGGGTAGGGGTGCTGTAATTGAGGCGGTGCTTAATCTTGACGCGCTTCTCTTCAACAGAGTTACCCATACGCTCAAAATCAAAGGTGAGGACTACCTTGCCTTTATTGCCATTGTTCAGAACGCCGAGCGCGGTGGTATTGAGCGCCGCCGCAATCTTATTCATGAACACGCCGGCATCGAGCTCGCCCAGGAAATCGGGCACGTCTGTCATGCGATCATTACTCATGGTTTTTTACCCTCATGAAAGGCGGCTGCAACCGCCGGAATTTTCTCCATACACAACACAGAAGAGCATCTGCGGTTAGCAGCCGCCCGGGTGGATTGGGTTATGAGCCCGTCGCCCGGTGATGCTCTTTTGTCTTGTGTAAAAAGGGCGGTGCCAGAAACAAAGGGGAACTGACACCGCCAAACTACACACAGCACAGTAAACAAGGTTGTGGCGGTGGTGCCTCCACCTGCCGGTATTAGCCAATCTCGGCGACGTACACTGCCCGGAAACGTACTCAGTGAACGGGTTGGCTCGTCACGTGCGCATAGCCGCAGTTACCACAACGGTAAGAGCACTGCCGCCACCCCTTGCGGGATAACCCGTCTGTCTGCCTGGCGGTAGGGCGTTTCCTGGCATCTTCAGTGCTCTTTCCTGTTGTGTCCCCGTATCTTCCGGGGTGTCACACCGTATCGCCACGGTGGTGGATCGCTGTCGTGCATACCGACACTGACTTGCACATTCCGGTTGTCCTGAGAGCGCATGGATCAAGGGACTCTCAGGCCGCTAACGCTGCATGTGCCATACAGCGGTTGTGAAAATTGCCGCTCACAACTGGAAGCGCACTCCTTTAGTAACAAACCAGTCCCCACGACCGATGAAAGATGGAATGCGCTTTCATGTTGTGTACGATTCATCTGCCCCGGTCCGGCGGCGCCACCTCGCCGGGGCAGATGCAAAGGACCGTTACGCGATCATTCGGCTTGTTGGTATGGCCGGAAGTATTAAGTCCCGACATCGCGGATTCTGCTTCTCCGCCCCGATTTCACCCCCGCTATTGTTTAGCGCGCAAACCGAGAAAATCGCCTTCAACGCTGTCGGCTTTCGCCATGTTCGTTCAGGTATCTTCGGGCGGGGTGCTAAGGTGGTGATGAGCCCTTGTCCTTAACACTCCTACTGGTTTTCGGTATTCCTGGCTTGGGTATCGCCACCAGTTGTAGGAATTTTACTATGAGTTGTGGTTAATCAGACCACACCTCTGTTACCCCTCCCGAAGACACCTGTCACTTTATGCGCCTGCTTTTCACCACATCAGGCGAGGTGGATCCTGGTTATTCCCCAACAACAAGGATTCGGTTAATCTGGATATCCCCAACAACGAAGAGGTGTTGCTATGAGTGTTATTAGCGAAGAATTTTTCCAGAAAATTCTTAATAATCTTTCCGAACTACACGGTATAGCAGTGTTTGGTTCAGTTACTGAACCCGGCTATTCCCAGGTCAAAAATCGTGCTTCACTCGTATTTGCACTTGAAGTCCTACTTGAGCGACATCGTGAAAAACACGGAACCTTATGGAGCCCGTTACCCGGAAAACTCGCTTTGTTGCACTTGATCCTTCAAAAGTACAAATGGCCATTATCTGAAATAAAGGCTTTGACCCTTCAGGAGTCCGTATTCCTCCTTCAGGAAGAATTAAAATTTGAAAACCTTCCGGATCTGGCTCAACGTGTTCTCAAAAATTATTTAGCTGACCGAGCTGAACACTACTTCGCTGAAATACGAGAGGAAGAGTGGGATCCAGATCTGTATCTCACAATTCCAAAGCCGCAGCGATGGTGAGTTCGTCAATGAGTTGATCGACCACTTCGATTGACTGCTTAAGAGCTTCTCTTTCGGCGATTGCGGTTTTAAGCCGATGTGATGCACTAATTTTCCGTTCCATCCAGGAGATGACCTCTTCCTCGGTGCTGCTAGGAGCAATGATTTTTGGTTCAGTTGCCTTCATAAGGCCTCCATTCAGTTGGTTAACGTGTTGGGGCATCCAGATTGTTAAAGAGCCAAGCGTCCTACGGGGCGCTTTTTTCATACCTGCGAATCATCCCGGCCTTCGTATGCCCCGGGCGGCTACTTCGTGGGCGTCCTGCCTGTTCGCGTTTGATAAATGAAATCTAAAATAATTTAGTTTTTCGGTCAAGGTGAAAATGCTAAATATTTTTAGTTTTCACCATTGGAAGGGAAGGAAAGATGATTAGCGGCGCATCTGGCGGCGGTGTTCGACAACAACGCCAATGATGGTAATTTTTTCTACAGAGGAGTTTAAGGGGGCAAAATCGGGGTTTAACGGAATCAGTTCAAAGACTTCTTCACCGTCTTCGTTAATGCCCCTTGCACGATATTTCTTAAACGTAGCGTATTCGCTACCGTTCTTAGCGACAACGTAATCACCAGGGCCAGGGCAGAGGTCGGGATCCACAATGATTGTGTCTCCTTCTTTAAATTCTGGCTCCATTGATTTACCCCGGACCTTTAAAGCGAACGTACCAAATGAATGGGCGCCAGTTGTTAGGATATAGTCGACAGCACCTTCAAGGTTGCGAGCATCGCTTTCTGAAGTCCATGTGCCGGCTTGTACCCAACTGATTATGGGAACCTGCATAGCACCCATAGTTGAAGGGCTTACGTTAGAAACCTCTTCTTTACCTGTTAAAAGAAAATCCTCAGAAACGCCAAAGTATCTTGCTAGTTTGGTCAACGATACTCCGCCGGGAATGTTTTGATCCTTTTCCCAGTAGCCGATAGTCACATCAGTTACCCCAACAACTCTTCCGAGCTGTTTCTGAGTGAGTTTTCTTTCCTTTCTTAATGATTTTAAACGACTTCCAAATGTGTTCACGGTTGTTCGCCATTTGCCAAAAAACTAAATTATCTTAGCTTTAATTGACCTAAATTTGTTTCGTAAGTAATATCTAAATAAATTTAGGAGGATGTATGACAACAACAGAGTTAGAGACGTTCTTTGGAACCCCCAATAAGGCAGCAGACTTCTTTGGTGTGTCACCTGAAGCTTTCTATCAATGGAGAAAGCGACCAGGCGGATTAATACCAAAAGGGCGCGCTGCTGAAGCTGCATACCGTACCAATGGAAAGCTCATTTTTCGTCCTGAGCTATACGAAAAGACTAATTCAATTAAGCCGTAACTGGCACCACAGACGTAGGGGGTAAGCCGTGGGTATAGAACCTGAATGGAAAGTAGAAAAGCAACCGGCGTGACTGGTGGCCGCGATTAAAAAGACTATCACCGAACTGGATGGGGGTTATGCAGAAGCTGCTGAATGGTTAGGCGTTACAGAAAACGCGCTCTTTAACCGCCTTCGCGCAGAAGGGGATCAGATATTCCCGCTCGGTTGGGCAATGGTACTCCAACGTGCAGCGAGCACAAATCATATAGCTAATGCTATCGCACGCCACTCCAACGGCGTCTTTGTTCCGCTCGCTGAAGTCGAAGACGTGGACAATGGCGACATTAATCAACGCCTTATGGAGTCGATTGAGTGGATTGGAAAACACTCCAGCTTCATTCGTAAAGCAACTGCTGATGGTGTTATTGATGCCGATGAAAAGGCTCAGATTGAGCAGAACAGCTATCAGGTGATGGCAAAGTTCCAGGAGCATGTAGCGCTTCTGTTTCGCGTTTTTTGTACTCCAGAAAAGAGTGACGCCCGCGAGTGTGCAGCTCCGGGCGTCGTGGCGAATAAATCTTTGTGTATGGAGAAATAATCCGCATGAGCAATTTAATCGTAAATCTTCAATTACCGCAACTACGGATGTACCCGATCCCGGGCGTTTCGTCGTTTCGGTATGAGCGCATGGTATGCGGTAAATGGGTCAAGTGTAACCACAGTCGGGCACGCGGAGTTGTGGGGGTCTTTAACCGGAGGGCAAAAGCGTTATGCGAGAAGTTAACCGGAAGTTCAAAGACCACTATGGCAATCCAGTCAGAGTTATCCGCTGGGAGCCTGAGACACGTCGCGTCATCTACCTGCGGGAAGGCTATTCCCACGAGTGCTTTAGCCCACTCGATCAGTTTCAACGCAAGTTCAGGGAAGTAGAGGGCAGCCATGAGCAGTAAATTACACGGCCTCGTATGGGAAGCATGCGCTTTCAAAGGGCTGATAATCTCAGAAATAGCGGTCATGGCTCGCCTGGCTGATTTCAGTAATGACGAAGGTGTGTCATGGCCAGCGGTAACCACTATTCAGCGACAGATCGGTGCCAAGAGCGAGAATACTGTCCGCAGCGCTATCAAAAAGCTTCAGGCTAAAGGCTGGCTGAAGAAGCAGGAACGGCGCGTGGGCGGAAAGAATAATTCGAACGTTTATAAACTCAATGTTGAGATGCTGGAACGTGCAGCAGCTGAAGCAAAAATCTTCTACGCAACGCCACGTGAACAATCAAAATTTGATGCCTCAGAATTTGAGGGTTCAAAATTTGAGGGGGCAAATTCTGATGCCTCAAATAATGGGTCTGTACCCCCTCAAATATTGCGGGAGGACCCCTCAATGGTTGAAGGCGATCCGTCATTAGATCCGTCATTAGATCCGTCATCTAAAAAACCTTCTTGTCGGGCTCCTGCGGAACCCGACGATAAGCCGGATCCTGAAGTTGTTATTACCGATAACGCGATCGAAGTTCTGGCACACCTGAATCTGGTCAGCGGTTCCCGTTACCAGAAATCTAAGACCTCACTGGAGAACATTCGCGCGCGCCTCCGCGAAGGTCATACCGTTAGCGACTTGAAACTGGTAATCGACGTCAAACATGAGCACTGGCATGGCAACGACGAGCAATACCAGTACATGCGACCCGAGACACTTTTCGGCCCTAAAAAATTCGAGGGATATCTGCAAAGCGCTATCCGTTGGGATGCCAAAGGCCGCCCGCCAAGGGAGTTGTGGGACAAAACCAGACCGCGGGATGTTAATTCAATTAGTCCAGTACAAACCACGATTCCACGGGGGTTCCGGGGATGAACATAGCCAAGTCGATCTTTGAATTTATTGAGAAGAATCCAGGCAAAATGCTGCGCGATATCACTGCGGCATTTCCTGAAACCAAACCGGTAACAGTGAAGAGCACTGTTCATCGCCTGTACTACGACGGGGAACTTGCCAGCGTTGAAGTTACTGGTGGGTTTATCTACTTCGTAGCGGGATCCATCGATATTGAAGAGTACCTGCCTGGTGGGCTTTCGGGGGAGATTCTTGCCCTTGAAGCGACAGCCAAAAAGCTGGAAGAGAAACGCTATTACCGCCGTGCGGCGACGGTATGGCAGCAACTTTGTGACAGCAACTGTACGGCTAAAGCAAGAGAGCGGTACCTGCGTCTTAAGAATGCTTCTGTTCGAAACGCCAGAAACATGAATGATTCCGCCGGGTCATGCTATCTGGCCGGAAATTACTGCGGAGGTGACTTGTGCTCCGATTGAAGAAGATTTTGATAAGTCTCCGGCGCCTTGTGCGTTTGCATCACTGGCGTTACTGGTGGCAGCACGACGTTATTTTTCGCAGAAAATATGCACTCCTCAGAAATGACCTTTTCAGCTTTGATCGCCGTTACTGGTTACTGAGAGCACTTGTTGATGCTGATCAGCGCAGGGGAAAACTATGAGTCAGGAAGTACAAGAAGCTATGACCGCAGAAGAGCAAACTTTAACAAAAACCATCAACCCTTATTGCCTGGCACTTGAGGAACAGCGCCAGCGCAGTGCGCATTATTTGAAAGAGGTTGGCGATCAATGGCGGACACCAGATCTGCTGTTCTGGGGCGTTAACGCTATGTTTGGCCCGCTGGTTCTTGACCTGTTTGCAGACGAGAGCAATGCAAAATGCCCCGCATGGTATACCGCTGAAGATAACGCATTAACACAGGACTGGTCCGCTCACCTTGAAGAACTTGGTGGCGCAGGATTTGGTAATCCACCGTATAGCCGTTCTCAGTACCACGAAAAACAGGCAGTCACCGGCATGACTCACATCATGAGTTATGCATCTGAGCAGCGAGAAAAGGGCGGGCGCTATGTTTTCCTGCTGAAGTCAGCGACAAGCGAGACATGGTGGCCAGAAGATGCCGATCATGTGTGTTTTATCCGTGGTCGTATTGGTTTCGATCTCCCGACCTGGTTTGTGCCGGCGGATGATAAACAGAAACCCACCAGCGCCTTCTTTGCTGGCGCTATCGTGATATTTGATAAGACATGGTGTGGGGAGCGCTTTAGCTATATCGATCGTATAGAGCTTGAGGCGAAAGGGCGCGCAAGTATGGCTTTGGCTGAGTTTGCTGCGGGAAAATTCCTGTCACCAGCTTCGCCAGTTCAGTCTCCTGAAGTGATCATCCCCGATGCTGTTGCATCACTAGCTGAGGCTGAATCCCGGATCTGGCCACTGGAAGTTGGTCTCGTCTTTGAACAGTTACAAGGCGCAGAGGATCTGGAATTCTCACAGCAGAACAAGCTGAAGGCCCACATTAACCAGTTGTGGCTGGAGCGGGTGCCCACCAGCGAAATCATTACCGTTGCTGGTGGTCTTGTCGGCAGCATGAGGGGGACCGCTCATGCGTGAGCTCATCGTAGACAACTTTGCGGGCGGTGGCGGTGCATCAACTGGGATAGAAATGGCGATCGGTCGTAGCGTTGATATTGCGATAAACCATGACGAAAACGCAGTGGCCATGCACCGAACTAACCATCCTGAGACGCTTCATTATTGTGAAAACGTTTTTGATGTTGACCCCTTGGCTGCGACAGGCGGGAAAGCTGTTGGGTTTGCGTGGTTTAGTCCGGATTGCACCCACTATTCAAAGGCCCGCGGCAGCAAGCCCGTCAAACGTGAGATCCGTGGTTTGGCCTGGGTATCTGTTCGCTGGGGATTGGATGTACGTCCTCGCGTGATGGCTCTTGAAAATGTTGAAGAATTTAAAACGTGGGGCCCGCTACTCTCTTGTGAGATGCGTCCTGATCCTGAGCGTTCGGGTGAAACCTTCCAAGCATTTGTTGGAATGCTTTCTACTGGTATACCTGAGGATCATCCGGCGCTGTTCGAATGTTGCGAATTTCTCGGGATATCGCCGGATAGCAAACAAGCCAAACGGCTGATTGCTGGCCTCGGGTATAAGGTCGAATATCGCGAGCTTCGTGCCAGTGATTATGGTGCACCGACGATCCGCAAGCGATTCTTCATGTTGATGCGTTGCGACGATAAACCCATTGTCTGGCCTGAGGCTTCGCATGGTGATCCTAAATCGGCCTCAGTGCTGACAGGTAAACTGGCGCCATGGCGGACAGCAGCTGAATGCATCGACTGGTCCATTCCTGCACCATCGATATTTGACCGCAAAAAGCCGCTTGCAGTTAACACGTTGAAGCGTATAGCTCGGGGTATCCAGAGATTTGTGGTCGATAGCGATAACCCATTCATCGTGAAATGCAACCATACCACGACACGCGGTAAATATGATTGTTTCCGTGGACAGGAGTTGTATTCGCCAATACAGACAATCACCAAAACTCATGGTTACGCGTTGGCGGTACCTACTCTGGCACCGTTTATGGCTGGAAATGGTGGTAGCCAGTACCAAGCTAAACCGCGCCCACTCAACAAACCAGTTCATACCATCCTAAAGCAATCCCGAGCATGCGTAGTTGCCCCGGTTATCGCCCGCCAGTTCGGTGCCAGCATTGGCCATCGGGCAGATGAGCCTAGCGCCACGATTACCGCTGGGGGTGGGGGAAAGTCTCAGTTAGTCACGGCCACGCTTATTCAGATGGGGTATGGCGAACGGGTGGGGCAATCACCGCGGGTTCTAAATCTTGGTAAACCGTTGGGTACTGTTACAGCTGGGGGCAATAAGTTTGCCGTAACAACTGCGTTCCTGGCAAAACACTATGGCGGGAACTACACCGGTCCGGGCGTTGGGCTTGATGAGCCAGCTCACTCAGTGACTACAGTCGATCATCACGCTCTTGTGACATCGCACCTGGTAAAACTGCGCGGTACCTGCCGTGATGGTCAGCGCACCGATGAACCGATGCCGACAATCACCGCAGGAGGTCAGCATGTGGGAGAGATTAGCGCGCTGCTGGCGGCTAATGATTACGATGAGCGCCGTGCGGATCAAGTCAAAGAGTTCCTAAATTCGTTTGGCGTCAGCGAACTGGTGACGATTAAGGGCATTGTTTACCGGATTGTTGACATCGGAATGCGAATGCTACAGCCACATGAACTTTACCGCGCTCAGGGATTCCCGGACTGGTACATCATCGACCGGGACTACCGCGGCGTGAAGTATTCGAAGGAAAAGCAAGTTGCGCGCTGCGGAAACGCCGTGCCGCCGCCGTTTGCTGAGGCGCTGGTTAGGGCCAATCTGCCGGAAATGTGCGTTAACAAACAGGAGCGAGCAGCATGATGAGGTTAACTCTCAGGCAGCAGGAGGTTCTGAACCTCCTGATCGAGTACCAACGTAAGCATGGTTTCCCTCCTACCACTTACGAACTGACCGGCATGTTGGGGTGCCGGTCCCCCAATGCCGCAGCAACGCACCTCAAGGCGCTGGAGAGAAAAGGGGCCATCAAGATTACCCGCGGAGTTTCTCGCGGTATCAGTATCACCCCTTCGCTGTTGGCCAGAGAAATATCGGTCAATCTCAACAGCATCGTAAAAGTGAAACTTACTGCCGAAGCTCTAAGTTACATGAGAAGCCAGCACGAAGAGAATCGAATCCAGCACCCGGCGATCTTCGGAGACTTTTCGCCCCCGGTAACAGACGAAAATGGCTATACGTCAATGACCCTGTGGAGCCTCATGTCTGACCTTGGCCCGCTCTGCTATTGCGGAGGAGATGTTCCGTTTGAGTTGAAAATAGTGCTGGAGGCAGAATGAAATTTATTCTTCCATTCCCACCCAGCGTGAACACCTACTGGCGGTCCCCAAATAAGGGGCCCGCAGAAGGTAAACACCTTGTCAGCGCAGCCGGCCGTAAATTCAAACATGCAGTACGTTCAGCGATCATTGAGCAACTGCGTGCAATACCAAAACCATCTACCGCGCCAGCAGCTGTAGAAATTATTCTCTATCCGCCAGACTATCGCCGGCGTGACCTGGACAATTACAACAAGGCAGTTCTTGATGCTTTGACTTATGCCGGTATCTGGGAGGACGACAACCAGGTAAAGCGCATGGCTATAGAGTGGGGTGAGAATGTTAAAGGCGGGCGGGTAGAAATCACCATATCGGCGTATAAAAAAACGCTGGATGTTTGTTCAGTGGTAGGTTGAAGTCTATGCAACTTGCCAGTAATCTCAAAGGGTGCAAACGAAACGGGCGTGCAGGCCCGATCGTCACATTAAAGTGTATGGAGATAAATATGGCTAACCATGTTATGGGCGTAGCTACGCCTGTCGATAATCAATTGCATCAGGTAATTCCGGTAATGCAGGGCACAATCGGCGATCAGAGAGCTTCGTTGGTCAGCGCCAGGCGACTGCATAATTTTCTTGGGGTCGGTCGTGACTTCAGCAACTGGATAAAGTCTCGTATTAGCCAGTACGGTTTTGCTGAAAACATCGATTATACAGTTATCGCCAGTTCTGGCGAAAACCCACTCGGCGGGCGCCCGGCAGTGGATTACATGGTCACCATCGATATGGGTAAAGAGTTAGCGATGGTAGAACGCAATGAAAAAGGTCGTCAGGTAAGGCGTTATTTCATTAGTTGCGAGCAGCAGGCAAAATCAGCGATAAGCCATACGCATCCTGATTTTTCCAACCCGGCGCTAGCTGCCAGGGCGTGGGCTGATGAGTATGAAGCCAGGCAGAGGATTGAGGCTTTAAGTCACCGGCAGGCTCAATATATCGATCATCTTGAAAACCTGTTTACCGACGGCTTATCCCCAGTGCAGTTCTGCAAACGTCTGAATGGTGTCAACGTTAGTAAAGTCAGCGCCTTCCTACAGAGCGCTAACTGGCTTTACGATGACAATCCTAACGGCAATCACGCTCAATGGCGTGTCAGATCTCAGGTCAGGGATAAGTATCTCACCGAGAAGAGCACAAAAGTTTCACCGAGCGCCGCCGCCAGTTTCACAACATACCAGCCCGTCCTCCTGCGCGATGGGGCTGTTTGGCTTTATCGCAAGTATCTGAAGGGACAACTGCCGATGAAGCAATCCTGGAATAGGGAATATACCCACGATAAAGAGCTTTCTGGGGGCATTCAGTGAGAGCATTACTGACCCCTGAAGTCGTGTCTCGTCTCGGTGTTGTTCTTTTCAAACCCGGTCGTGAATTGATGCCTCTCTTTACCGGCGGCCGTGTCCTGATAGAGCGTCAGCCAGAGAAGATGAAAACACTGCCCACTGGGCGGATCGCCGATGCACGTCAGCCGCTTGCAGAAATGGACATTCTGCGTTTTTTCATGAGGGATGAGAGGGTTATTAACGCAGCTGGTGGAATTAACGCTCTTGAGGCCTGGCTTCTACGACATGTCAGAGAGTGCCAGTACCCGCATTCCCACTATCACCACCATGAATTAGTGACTATGCGGCATCCGCCTGGCGCCATGGTTGTCTGCTGGCATTGTGATAATGAATTACGTGAGCAGACCACCGAAATGTTGTCAGAGCTGGCTTATCAGAATCTGGCTCAGTGGGTGATTGAAAGGGTGCTGATCAGCCTTGGATACAATAAGGAGCGCGAATTATCGATGGCGGAGCTCTGCTGGTGGGCTGTGAAATCCGGCATTGCTGACGCAATAACCGAGACGATGGCGCAACAGGCCTTAAGACTACCTGAGGAACCTTTCCTGTCCGTTTATAAGGATAGCGATATTGTCCCGTCATTTGCTGCAGGTGAAATCCTTCAGGATCTTGTCGAGGGCATAGACCTGACGGACGCCAGTGTACTCATTGAGCAACCTCAGAGTGAAAATAAACCCATTCTGAGGCTTAGTGTCGATCCGAACAGCCCAGAATCATTTATGCGCCGCCCAAAGCGCCGGCGCTGGACCTGCGAAGTTTACACACGTTGGGTTAAAACTCAGCCATGTGAATGCTGTAGGCAACCATCAGACGATCCACACCATATAATAGGGAATGGTCTGGGGGGAACTGGCACCAAGGCCCATGATCTCTTCGTGATACCACTGTGCAGAGTGCATCACGATGAATTACACGCCAATACATCAGAGTTCGAAAAGAAATATGGCACTCAGTTAGAGCTGTGGGCTCGTTTTCTGGATCGGGTAATGGGTATCGGAGTCATTGTAAAAGCTTGAGTGTATGGAGTACTGAGCATGAATATTGAATCAATTCCCAAATTTTTCGCGCCCAAAGGAATGCATATTTCCGATAGCGGTCGTGCAACCGCCAGCGAGCAACTCACTGTGACAGATGTAATGGCCGCACTGGGGATGACACAGGCAGAGGCAGGAATAGGCCTGTCAATGTTTTTGGGTAAAGCTGGAATCAGCGAACACGACAGAAAGGCATCCGTCAGTTGGTTGGCTGAATATGCAAAATCAAAAGCGCCTCGATCGATAAGAAAAGCAGCAGGGAAGAAGTTCCCGCTGTGTATGCTGATAATAGCTCGGTTCGCTTATAACGACTATGCCTCGTCTGCAGCTGACAGCGTAGATTGCAGGAAGTGTTCTGGTTCAGGCTTCATAAAAAAAACCTCAATGGTGGAAAAAAGCCACTACAAAATGAGATTACCGCAATGGGCAAAAGACCTCGGGCAGTCACCTTCGGATTTTGAAGTGAAACGTCAGGTGGAAGAGATTGACCATGTTCTCTGCTTCAAATGCGGCGGCACCGGGAAAATCAGCAAGCGATGCCAGTGTGGCGGTACGGGAAAAACCCTGGACCGTAAAGAGTCAGAGCTGCAGGGAGTGCCTGTCTACAAAGTATGTAAACGTTGTGAAGGCCGCGGTTATAGTCGTCCTAAGTCTTCAAATGCTTACAGGGGTATGCTCTCTGAGGTGCCTGGTCTGCCAGAACGTACCTGGCGATACAGCTGGAAACCTTTCTATGAAAGTCTGGTTACAAAATGCTTTGAGGAAGAGAGTTATACCGACTCACAACTTAAACGTGTGACAAAGGTGTCTGATTTGATAAATATCGCATAATTTAGCGACACGTTACTTGCAAAGTTGCCGCTTTTGTGTAATTTTATCTATAACGATGGGCTTTGTATGTTCAACGTTGATTAACCCGCCAGCGAGCGGGTTTTTTTATGGGCTAAAATCGATAAAATCTTCTTCTCTTTCAATTAGTTCTTGCTGGATACCTTCACCAGAGTTATCTGTATGTCACACCACTTATTTGAGGTAAAAGACATGCTAAATCAGCAAGATATGACGGAAACAGCCAAGGCTGTTTTTGATGAATTAAGTGACAAACCGGCTACGGCTGGGGAGATTGCTCAGAATACTCACCTAAGCCGCGAACGCTGCCAGCTCATACTTACGCAGCTGGTAATGGCGGGGTTATCTGATTATCAGTTCGGATGTTATAAGCGCCTCCAGTAATGGGGGTTTTTGCTGTGAAAATGGGCGGCTGGTGGGTGTTGTAGCACCCGACCAGCCATCAGCTCATGCTTTCAGGTCACAAGCTAACCACGGCCCACTGCTTTAGCGCAAAAGCAAAGTGAGCCTATCAGAGTTACGCTTACTGATCTATGAAAAATACTGTAAAAATATCCAGTATTGAATTAATCAATGCTGATTGCCTGCAATACCTCCCATCGCTACCCGATAACTCCATTGATCTTATTGTTACCGATCCGCCTTATTTTAAGGTGAAGCCAAACGGCTGGGATAACCAATGGAAGGGGGACGAGGACTATTTACGTTGGCTGGATAGCTGTCTGGCACAGTTCTGGCGAGTGTTAAAACCTGCCGGAAGCATGTATCTGTTCTGTGGGCACCGCCTGGCAGCGGATATTGAGCTGTTGGTGAGAGAGCGGTTTAACCTGCTCAACCATATCATCTGGGCTAAGCCATCAGGGCGATGGAACGGCTGCAATAAGGAGAGCCTACGCGCTTATTTCCCGGCCACTGAGCGTATCATTTTTGCCGACCATTATCAGGGGCCATACAGGCCCAAAGACGATGGATATGCCGCAAAGTGTAATGAGTTAAAGCAACACGTCATGACGCCTTTAATTTCTTACTTCCGGGATGCCCGGGAATCTCTTGGCGTGACGTCGGCCCAGATTGCAGAAGCCACGGGTAAAAAAAATATGATTTCCCACTGGTTTGGCCTTAGCCAGTGGCAACTGCCGAATGAAGACGATTATTTGAAGTTGCAGGCTCTGTTTCAAAAAATCGCCATGGATAAGCACTCACGCAACGAACTGGGAAAACCTCACCACCAGCTTGTCGCTACCTGGCAATCACTTAACCGGAAGTATTCTGAACTTCAGCAGGAGTATTACCGGTTACGGCGCCCATTTAGCGTGTCGGTCACGGTGCCATATACCGACGTCTGGACACATAAGCCGGTTCAGTTTTATCCAGGTAAGCACCCATGCGAAAAACCTGCCGATATGCTTCAGCAGATCATTTCTGCAAGCAGTCGGCCAGGGGATGTCGTCGCTGATTTCTTTGCTGGTTCGGGGTCCACACTAAAGCAAGCTGCTCTGCTCGGGCGGAGTGGAATCGGTGTTGAACTGGAAACCGAGCGGTTTGAACAGACGGTCAGTGAAATACGCAATTTGCTTGAGCACCTACCACCACAACCAAATCCCTTGCCTTAGGGCTAAACCGGGCGGAAGCCGCCGGATAAACGTAACCGGCACTTAAATGGCAGCGGGGCCAGCGTCTGAAGCGAATCCCGATCACGATGCGAAAACTACATGTCCCAGCTGCACGCAAAGTGACTAAAAGGCAGGGCCACAATTTGAATCTGCGACAACTTAGGTTGGTCGCTCCGTATCAGTAAGCGGATCCACCAGGCTCGCATTTGCGGGCCTTTTTCGTATCTGCGCCACGCTCGGCGTTATATAACCACAGAGCCTTTCAGGGGTGAGCCATAGGGAATAGTCAGTGTGACTGTCTCTGTGGGCTGATCATTCCTGAGCGCTGGCTCACCCGCTAAAAGGAAAGTCACTATGTTTGGTATTTTTAAAAAGAAAGCCCGTAAAGCCGTTGTTGAAGTGAAAAAAATGGAAAACCGCGATGCTGTAGAAGCCACGGTCTGGGGGGCGTACTCGATTGCATACGCCGATGGTACCTGCGATGCAAAAGAGATTGCAGTGCTGGAGAAGACTATTTCGGCCCTCCCGGCATTTGCGCCATTTGCTGGTGAAATTGCCCAGATGAGTTCGAATATTCGCGCTCGTTACGAAGCATCACCGCGTTCAGCCAACGCTCAGGCGTTGCGCGAACTGGCTGACGTTGCCGGGACGGATGACGCTGTCGATGTACTTTGCCTGTGTCTTGATGTAGCAGATAACGACGGTATCGGGGAAGAAGAAGAGAAACAGCTGAAGAAAATTGCCCAAGCTCTGCAACTTCCTCTGGACCAGTACCTGTGATCGGTAAACTTCGCTGGGCCGCAGCCGGGGTGCTTTTGTTTCTGGTGGTTGCTATCGACTTCACCAGCAAAATGATGTCAATCCTGGCTGATGGCGTGCTGGTAGCCGGGGTAATCGCTTTGCTCTGGCCCCTTATTAGAGCCAGTGATTAGCACTGTGCAAAAGGCATCGTAATGGTGCCTTTGACAGAGTGTCAGTTATTGACGCCGCCTATGACTACATCCTAAATTATCCGTGTGGTGAATCCCCCTATGCGGAGGGGCGTCCAACTAATAGAGCGAAAGCCCTGTGAATACCGCGCGAGTGATGTCTGTTGGGGCATCCTCACCGGGAGGCACCCGGCACCACAAACCTCGATAGTCATATTTCTTGAGCCTGTTCATTTTGAGCAGGCTTTTTTTATTCCCCTCGTTCATGAGAGGACTCACAGCAATAGAGGGGGCTAAATGTCCGATCCTGTTTCTGCCACAACGATAGCAGCTGGTGGACTGTTCGGCGCCAGCCTTTTCGGCCTGGCAACTGGTATTGATTACGGCGTGGTATTTGGTGCGTTTGCTGGTGCGGTGTTCTATGTCGCAACGGCGGTGAATATTAGCCGCATAAAGCTGGTGGGCTACTTCATCACTTCATTCATATTCGGTGTGATTGGTGCTCCTCTGCTGGGGTCGTACTTCTCAAAGTGGACTGGTTACAACGACAGGCCGCTTGATGCACTCGGAGCGGTAATCGTGGCAGCCATAGCTATAAAACTGCTGACTTTCGTAAACAGTCAGGACCTGGGTAGCCTGTTTGGGATTCTCTCTCGCTTACGTGGAGGAGGGACAAGCAATGGTAACAAGTGATCCGAGCGCAATCATTAATGCGGTGATATGCGCTGTAATTGTTGTTGTGCTGATGTTCTACCGGCGCGACGGGTCAAGACACCGCCCCATGATATCGCTGATGGCTTACTTCACTGTGCTGGTTTACGCCAGCATCCCTTTCCGATTCCTGTTTGGCCTTTACGAGTCATCCCACTGGCTGGTGGTACTGGCGAACATTCTTATCTGCGGCGCTGTTCTCTGGTTCAGGGGGAATGTGGCCCGTCTGGTTGATGCACTGAGGCACTGATGAATAAATCACAATTCCAGAAGGCGGCTGGTATCAGCGCCGGGTTAGCTGTGCGCTGGTTTCCGCATATTGATGCTGCGATGAAAGAATTCGGCATCACTGCTCCACTCGACCAGGCGATGTTCATTGCCCAGATGGGGCACGAGTCAGGAGGCTTTACCCGGCTGGTGGAAAATCTGAACTATGCAGCAGATAGCCTTGTGCCTACGTTCGGTAAACACCGTATCACCGCCCAGCAGGCCGCCGCACTCGGCAGAACGGCAACGCAACCAGCTAATCAGCGAGCAATCGCGAATCTGGTGTATGGGGGCGAGTGGGGCAAAAAGAATCTCGGTAATCAGGTTGCCGGTGATGGCTGGAAATATCGCGGTCGCGGCCTGAAACAAGTTACGGGCTTGAGCAACTATCGCAGCTGCGGACAGGCGCTGAAACTTGACCTTGTCACCCAGCCTGAGCTGCTGGAGCGAGATGATTACGCCGCGCGTTCAGCCGCATGGTTTTATGTCTCCCACGGTTGCCTTCTTCATTCCGGTGATGTTGAACGCGTAACGCTGCTTATCAACGGTGGCCGCAACGGTCTGGATAAACGCCTTGCGCTCTTTAACCTGGCTAAATCGGTGCTGTTACGAGGTGGTTATGGGCATTGAAATGATTATTGGTCTGGCAACTGTGTTGCTGGCCATTGTCGCTGGCGCATTTGGGTTAGGCCATTCACGCGGAACCAGCAAGGCAGAATCCAAAGCTGAACAGCTGCGAACCAAAGAGATCGCCGCTGCTACCGTCGCCGCGGCAGAACGCCGGGCTGATGCAACGAAAGGGGCCAGCGATGTTGAAGAGAGTGTTAAGCGTATGGGTGATGACGATGTTGATCGCGAGCTGCGCGAAAGATTTACCCGCCCCGGTGGTGGTTGATACCGCCTGCAGCTGGGTGCGGATCATCTACCTGACCGACCACGATATTGACGTGCTGGATAAGCAGACCAAACGCGACATTCTGACGTACAACAAGTCTGTGCAAGCTAACTGCCCAAGGTTTAAATCTATGAAAGTATAATCCTACATCCCCACTTCTTAAGGATTGAACGAGGTCAGCGCGTACATAACAAGTACTAGAAAAGTAGAAAGGAAAAAGGTATGTTAAAATCATCATTTGTAGTTGGAGCATGGCTAAAGACTGGATTGGAGAAAATGATGAATGCAGTTAGTCATATTAAAAATCCGCTGACTATAATAGGGATTTTTGCTGGTATTGTAGAAATTTCAGCAAATTTGGTTCTCCCTTTTTTGGAGCCCGAGCAGCAAGGGGTTTATTTATGGTTTTTGATGTTGTTTCCTGCTGGGTTGGTTTTTTTCTTTTTCATTACTTTGAATTTTAATCATACTAAATTATATGCTCCTAGTGACTTTAATAATGATGATGCCTTCATGCAAGCCAATGGTAAGATGCTAGGAAATAAACTTGGTGCAGACAATTCTGTTGGGGGGATTAAATGGCCATAACAGAGTTAAGAAACCAAACTTTTGAAAATGAGCTAATTGTATTGGACCTCCACTCCTATACTAATTGTAAGTTCGTTAAATGCAAAATGGTCTATTCCGGTTTTAGCGATGTAATGTTGGTTGAAAATGATTTTTATAACTGTGAATGGCATTTTACTGGTCCAGCATCTAATACGCTTAATTTTTTAAGGCTATTTTATAATAAAATGGGAGAGCCCGGAAAAAAAATAGTCGAAGATACCTTTGATAATATTAGAAGCCCAATGAGTAAATAGTGTTTTTTACGATTAATCAGCTTTTCTATCTTAGACAATATAGCCTCGCTTGTGCGGGGCTTTTTTATTGGCATTATCGCACAGAGGTAAGACATGACTGAAATCACCGACGCCCAGCAGATTCGCCTGAACCTGCTTTCAACCCTTAACTACGACACAGCAGCAGCAAAAGTCGCTGTAGAGTTTGTTCAGGACAGCCCGCTTAAGTACCAGCTATTCATCCAGCAATACAGCCGTGTCACATCAGAGACTGAAGTGGTGGCAAAGACGATGAAAGCAGTACAGGAAGCAACTGAAGCGCTGCCGCTCTTCGATACCAGCGCTGAGCAGCCCAGCTAGGCATTACAGCAGGCATTCACTGAGTGTCTGTGATAATGCTCAAGGAACGAAAACATGAACAAAGATCCGCGCATATATGGCAGCAAATGGGACCATGAGCGTCTTCTATTCCTTCGTGTGCACCCCTTATGCGTCATGTGCCACGAGCAAGGCAGGGTGACAGCGGCCACGGTGGTTGACCACATCATCCCGCACAAACTGAAAGAGGCTCTGCGTTCTGGTGACAGCCAGGCAATAGCGAAAGCGCAAAAGCTTTTCTGGAGCCGGAAGAACTGGCAAGGGCTGTGTAAGCAGCACCATGACTCAACGAAGCAGCGAATGGAGAAGCGCGGCACTGTTATCGGCTGCGATGAAAACGGTATTCCGCTTGATCCAAATTCTCACTGGTTCAGATGACGTTAATTCCATAGGGGAGGGGCGGGTCAAAAGTTCAGAAGTCTGACCCTAAATGACCGCCGCCCATCCTTTTTGTGCACAACCGCGAAATGAAAAGTTTTTTTCCGGGAGGTTCCGATGGCAGGACGACGCCCGAAACCGACCCACCTCAAAGTGGTCTCCGGCAACCCGGGCAAACGTAAACTCAACGATAAAGAACCGACTCCGGCGCGAGAAATTCCAAGCCCGCCGGCGCACCTGACCGACTGGGGAAAGGTTGCCTGGGGAAGGTTGACTGTTCTCCTTGACGGGATGGGGGTGTTGACAGTTGCCGATACCTTAGCCCTTGAACGGCTATGCGATATTTACGCTGATATCCTTCAGTTGCGCGACACCATCGCAGTAGAGGGAAGAACCTATACCGTCCAGACCGAGGGTGGTTTTCTTATCAAAGCTAACCCGGCCGTTTCGATGTTGGCCGATGCCGACCGCCGTTTTAAAAGTTACCTGGTTGAATTCGGTCTTACGCCAGCGGCAAGGACGAAGGTGAAAGTGAATGGCGAAGACCCCGAAGAGGACACGCTCGACAAGTTCTTCGGTTGATCCTGCAACCCAATATGCGATGGATGTAACCTCGGGCAAAGAACTGGCTGGTCCTGACATACGTAACTCATGCCAGCGCCACCTTAACGATCTGCAGTCATGTCATGCCCGTGGTCTGCACTGGGATGTTGAGGCGGCGCAACGCTCGATTGACTATTTTGCGAAAGTTCTGAAGCTCAATGGTGGTGATTTCGAAGGCGAGCCTTTCGTGTTGCTGCCATGGCAGTGCTTCATCGTCGGTTCGATTTTTGGCTGGAAAAACGCCAGAGGTTTTCGCCGGTTCCGAATGGTCTATGTGGAGTCCGGGAAGGGATCCGGTAAATCCCCTCTGTCTGCGGGTATAGGGCTTTACTGTCTCACTGCGGATAAAGAAGCACGCGCTGAAGTTTATGCCGCTGCCACGAAGAAAGACCAGGCAATGGTCCTTTTCCGTGATGCGGTGGCGATGGTCGATCAGTCTCCAGCTCTTTCCGCACGTATTCAGAAATCAGGTGGTGCCGGGAAGGAATGGAACCTGGCTTTTCTTCAGTCTGGTTCCTTCTTTCGTCCAATCAGTTCAGATGACGGGCAGTCCGGCCCGCGACCGCATTGTGCTCTTATTGATGAAGTTCACGAGCATAAAAGCAATCAGGTTGTTGAAATGATGCGTGCCGGTACCAAAGGTCGTCGGCAGGCGCTGATTTTCATGATCACCAACAGTGGGCACGATAAAACGAGTGTCTGCTATGACTATCACGAATACGGCCGAAAGGTTTCTGCCGGTTCGATAGAAGATGACAGCTTTTTTGCCTTCATTTGTTCTCTGGATGAAGGAGACGATCCTTTCAAGGATGAGTCCTGCTGGAAGAAAGCTAACCCTTCGCTGGGTCACACCTTTGAAGAAAGCTATCTTCGTGAGCAGGTGACTCAGGCCCGCGGGATGCCATCGAAAGAGAGCATCGTCAGACGTCTTAACTTCTGTCAGTGGGTTGACGCGGCTAATCCGTGGATGAGCAGTGATGTCTGGATGGGTTGTGAGGAGAGCTTTAATCCAGATGAACTGGAAGGTGAGGAATGCTATGGCGGTTTAGACCTGTCCGGATCGCGTGATTTGACGGCACTGGCGTTGTTTTTTCCAAAACAACGTAAGTTGCTGGTGGAGTTCTGGACCCCGAAAGATACGTTACTGGAACGGGCCAAAACGGACCGGGTACCTTATGACGCCTGGGAGCGAGATGGCCACATCCACACCACACCTGGCAAAGCAGTGAAATACGGCTTTGTTGCCCAGCGCATTGCAGATCTGACTCAGAAGTTTGATATCAAGGCCATCGCCTTCGACCAGTATCGCATTAAATATCTTGAGCCGGAGCTTGAGGAAGCATCTGTTTCTGTTCCCTTAATCCCTCATGGGCAAGGGTATTACAAAGCGAAAGATTCCGGGCTGTGGATGCCTCACTCCATCGAATTGTTTGAAGAGTTGCTTGATGACAGCGTCATTATCATCAGGACGAACCCTTGTCTTCGCTGGAATGCGGCTTCAGCAGTGACGGAGGCTGATCAGAAAGAAAACCGAATTTTTGCCAAGAAAAAAAGTACCGGGCGTATCGACGGCATTGTAGCGGGCGCTATGGCAATCGGTGCCTCCGAAGGCTATGAGGATGATTCTGGCGATATCGACGACTTTTTCAGTAATCCCATCATTGTGTGAGTCACCATGAATAAAGATAAGAAGCCAGGCCGGATAAAAAGCGCCGTTCGCCGGTGGCTCGGCGTACCCATCTCACTTACAGACGGTGAATTCTGGGCTGCTTATGCTGGTGGGCAGTCCGCAGCAGGCAAATCCGTTACGGTTGATAAAGCCCTGCAGTTATCGGCAGTGTGGTCATGTGTAAGGCTGTTATCCGAAACCATCGCGACTTTGCCTGTAGGTTTTTACGAAAAAACGGCTGATGGTCGCCAGAGTGCAAATGATCACCCGCTTTATGAGCTCCTCCATAATCAGCCGAATGCTGACATGACCGCTGTGGAGTTCTGGGAAATGATCATGGCCAGCCTTCTTTTATGGGGGAATGCTTACGCGGAAATCGACCGTACCGGAAAGCGTATTACCTCGCTTGTACCGCTCAGGCCAGAAAGGATGAAGGTTGATTTAAGTAGCAGCGGAGATCCTATTTATACCTACCGTGACTGGCCTTCAGGTACATCCCGAAACATTAATGAACGGGACATCATGCACATCCGTGCGTTCAGCACCAATGGTGTCATGGGCCTGTCACCTGTCAGTTATGCCCGACAGACACTTGGTCTGGCAATGGCAACAGATGAAGCCAGCGCAAAAGTTTTTAAAAATGGTATGCGGCCCAGTGGCGTTCTCTCAATGGATCAAATCCTGAAAAAAGAGCAGCGCAATGAAGTACGTGAAAGCATGGTTGAACAATTTTCTGGATCCATGAATACCGGGAAAATGATGGTTCTTGAAGCGGGAATGAAGTTTCAGCCAGTTGACCTCAACCCGGAAGACGCCCAGATGCTGCAGTCCAGGGCATTCAATATCGAAGAGATTTGTCGGTGGTTCAGAGTATGGCCGGGGTTGATTGGACACAGTGCCCAGGGGCAGACAATGTGGGGAAGTGGCGTCGAACAGATGCTGATTGGCTTTTTAACGTTTTCACTTCGTCCATGGCTTACCCGTATTGAGCAGGCGATTCGTAAAAGCCTCCTGGCTCCGGGAGAAAGAAATAAGTACTTCGCAGAGTTTTCCATCGAAGGTCTCTTACGTGCCGACAGCGCCGCCCGTGCCGCTTTTTACTCAACGATGACCCAGAACGGTCTGATGACTCGCAATGAAGCACGGCAAAAAGAAAACCTTCAGCCAAAACCTGGCGCTGACCAACTAACCGTTCAATCTAACCTGCTGCCGATAGATCAGCTTGGCAAGTCCGGCGACAGTGAATCGGCCAAAAACGCACTGCGGGAATGGCTTGGCATTAAATCAGAGGAGACGCCGGAATGTACCGGAAAAACGCAGCCATGAAAGTAAAGGCATTCAACTTCGATATTAAGGCCGTCAACGATGACGGCCTTTTTTCTGGATACGGTTCTGTCTTCGATGTTGTCGATAGCTACAACGAAGTCGTGGCGCCGGGTGCGTTCCTCGAAAGCATCGAGGAAACACGGGCGAAGGGGAGAACGTTCCCGGTTCTCTGGCAGCATCGCACCGGCGAACCCATCGGGAACTGGGACATCTCGACCCTGAAAGAAGATAAACATGGGCTTTTTGGTGAAGGGGCCCTGTGGCTTGAAGACGCGGCCTACGCGAAAACCGCCTGGCGGGGCATGAAAACCCGTGCCATTACAGGCCTTTCCATTGGCTATTACGTCCGTGAGTCAAATTACGATGAGAAAACCCGGATCCGCACCTTAACGAAGCTCGACCTGGTTGAAATCTCCATTGTTACCGTGCCGGCCAATGATGATGCGCGTATTGACGTCATTAAGTCGAAGCTGTCACACGGTGATCTTCCTTCCTTACCTGAATTTGAGAAGTTCCTGCGAGAGGCAGGTTTCTCGAAAAGTCAGTCCGCCGCGGTCGCCTCCCGCGGACTGTCCTATCTGCTTGACCGGAGTGAGTCCGGGGGCGAAGACGGCGAAACCAAAGCGGCTATTGCGGCGATGCGCCAGCAACTGAGCCAGTTTTCTCTCCCAAAAATTCTCTAAGGGATTTATATGTACCAGAAAAAATCGGCTGACGATCAGCCACAAAGTATTGGCGAAATCTCCTCCCAGCTCACCATGGTGATTGATCAGGTCAAAAACTTCGGCGAAGACGTGAAGAGAAAAATGGAGGCAGGAGAAACCGTTTCGCTGGAACTGAAACAAAGAACGGACGAAAGCATTAATCAGATGAACGAGCTGAAAGAACGTCTCACTGAGCTGGAGCAAAAAGGTGCACGCCGCCCGAACGATGCACCTGCACAGCGAAAATCGCTCGGTGAGCTGGTGGTCGAAAGTGAAGAGTTCAAAGGCATGGACAGTTCGGCCCGTAAGAGCATCCGCGTCAAGCTGGAACAGAAAGATATTATGAACGTGCCGGCGACTACGGGCACTGGCGTGAGCACAACCAACAGTCTGGTGGTCTCCGATCGTGTTCAGGGCATTATCGCCCCGCCGGAACGCACTCTGACCATCCGTAATCTGCTTATCCCCGGTAATACCGCATCTAACGGTATTGAATTCGTTCAGGAAACGGGGTTTACCAATAATGCTGCAGCTGTGGCGGAAGGTGCTCTGAAGCAAAAATCAGACATTAAGTTTGAGCTGAAAAGTGCGCCGGTTCGTACCATTGCGCATTATTTTAAAGCGTCCCGTCAGATCCTGGACGATGCGCCCGGTCTGGCCAGTTATATCGATGGCCGTGCTCAGTATGGTCTTCGCTTTAAAGAGGAGCAGCAGTTGCTGAGCGGCGATGGCACCGGCGCGAATATCCTCGGTATTCTGCCGCAGGCAACAGAATTTGCTCCAGCGCTTACCCTGTCCAACGCCACGCCGATCGACCGTCTTCGCCTGGCTGTTCTGCAGGCCGTTCTTGCAGAATATCCGGCGTCTGGTTTTGTACTGAACCCTATTGACTGGGCAGGCATCGAGTTAACCAAAGATAACGAAGGCCGCTACATCATTGCGCAGCCGGTCAATGGTGGTGTTCCACGGATCTGGGGTCTTCCTGTTGTGGAAACTCAGGCTATGGCGCAGAACAACTTCCTGACTGGAGCCTTCAACATGGCTGCGCAAATCTTCGATCGCATGGATATCGAAGTGCTGCTCTCCACTGAGAACGAAGATGACTTTATTAAAAACATGGTCACCATTCGTGCGGAAGAGCGTCTGGCGTTAGCAGTTTATCGTCCGGAAGCATTTGTCACCGGTAATGTAACCGCTTCTGGCGGCTGACAATTCAGGGCCGCTTAGCGGCCCTCTCTTTCTGAGGAGATTGTGATGGCCAGAAAAAATGTGGATGAACCGTCTGTATCCGACGGTAAAAATGCGGCGCCAGAACCCACTGAGGCCGGGACTATTCAGGTTCAGCCTGTCCGGCGTTTTATGGATGGCGATATTTTCAGGACGCCCGCCGATGATCCTTTTCATGTCTCTCGCTTACGTGCTGCCGAGCTCAAAGGTAACGGGCTGGTGACGATAGTTGGTGAAGTCCCTGATAACAAAATGAACCGCGCCCCCGAAACCAAAGGGTAATGGTTATGACGGTAATCAACACTGAAACAGCCATGGAACATCTCAGGCTGGATGATGAAATCGATAAAACGATGGTGGAGGGGTATCTTGCCGCTGCGGAGGATGCTGCTATGCAGTTTCTTAACCGTCGCTTTTTTGCTGACCAGGCTGCTCTGGATAGTGCTGTTGAGAATGAAAGTGCCGGCGATCGTCCGCTTATCATCACGCCCTCCATTCAGAGCGCGGTTCTTCTTATAGTGGGCTGGTTGTATGAAAACCGCGGGGATGCTCTGAGTCCTGATATCCCAGGACCCGCACGCTGGTTGCTGAATCCCTGGCGAATTCAAATGGGTGTTTAGCCGGAGGGGATGATGAAAATTGGACCAATGCGGCATCGGATCACCATCCGAAATTTTATTGCTACGCGAACACCGAGTGGTCAGCCAACAGAAGAGTGGTCTGACGGCGCCACTATCTGGGCAGAGGTAAAGGGAATCAGTGGACGAGAGAACCTGACAGCAGGAGCAGAAAGGGCAGATGCTACAGTTCGTGTCTGGGTTCGATATCGCAAAGATATTTCGGCATCATCGCGGCTTCTTGTCCTGAACGGCCCCTACAAAGGAGTGACATTGAATGTCACCGGGCCTCCGGTGCCAGATAGCAAAGGTACCCGGCTGGAAATTCTCTGCAAACAGGGGACCGAAAAATGATTGATGTGAATCTGGATTTTTCCGGCTTAGAGGATATCGCCCGAGACCTGCAAATCCTCAGCAAAGCCGAAAACAACAAAGTCCTCCGGGACTCTACTCGGGCCGGGGCTGAAGTCCTCCGGCAGGAAGTGATTGATCGGGCTCCTGAGCAAAGCGGAAAACTGAAGAAAAACGTTGTTGTCGTCACCCAGAAAAGCCGTCGCCGTGGGGAAATCGCATCGGGGGTGCATATTCGTGGCGTTAACCCGCGAACGGGGAACAGCGACAACACCATGAAGGCCAGCAACAAGCGGAATGCTTTCTACTGGCGCTTCGTGGAGCTGGGAACATCTACGGCCCCGGCACATCCTTTTGTTCGCCCCGCTTTTGATACCCGACAGGAAGAGGCCGCAAAGGTAGCGATGGAGAGAATGAACAAGGCGATCGATGAGGTGCTGGCGAAATGACAGAGGATGATATCTATACCCTGCTGTCGCCGCTGGCAGACGGGCGGGTTTATCCGTATGTGGTGCCGCTTGGCAGCGACGATTTACCCGCAGTGGCCGCTCCTTACATCATTTTCTCGATACCGACTGATGTTGCCGGGGATGTGTTCTGTGGGCAGGCCGAATCGACGCTGCACATTCAGGTAGACGTGTGGGCAGAAACTAACGATGAGGCCAGGGCGTTGCGGCTTGAGGCCCTTTCCCGGCTGGAAGTGCTTTCACCTACCGAAGTAACCAAAATCCCCGGCTACGACACTACAACCCACTTGCATCGGGCAACGCTTGAAATAACGGTCATTGCCTGACAGGAACCAATCCAATCTGACCGCCGCTGGCGGTTTTTTCATTTATGGAGGCTGCAATGTCAGCATTGTACGAACGCGCCCAAAAAACGGTAGTAATGATTACATCAGTGCCGGTCACTGCGGAAGAGCTGGCATCGGCGACCTGGCTCAACCTGAGTTGTACCATTAAACAGGCCAGCTTTACCGCTGGTCAGAAAAACGATATTGACGTGACAACGCTATGCTCCGAAGAAACGGAGAATATCAACGGACTCCCGGCACCGTCTGAGATGTCTCTCTCCGGTAACTTCTACCGCAACCCGGCGCAGGATACGCTGCGTACTGCTTACGATAATGACGGCGTATACGGCTTTAAGGTTGTGTTCCCTTCCGGGAATGGCTTCCTGTTCCGCGCCGAAGTTCGTCAGCATACCTGGGATTCACAGACCAACGGTGTTGTTGCTGCAACGTTCTCTCTGCGTCTGAAAGGTAAGCCCAGCAATATTGATTCGACAGGTATTCTGTCATTCATCAACGATCTTTCACCTTCGCTATCAGTAGCGGCAGGAAGCGCCCTGACAATGGGTGTGGTCATCCAGGGTGGCACTGCACCTTATACCTACGTCTGGAAAAAAGGTTCGTCAACCGTCAGCGGGCAGACCAGCGCAACGTTTAATAAGGCCAGTGCAGTTTCTGGTGATGCCGGTGTTTACTCCTGTGTAGTCACTGACTCTGCCACTCCGGCGAACGTTATCACCTCATCTGACTGCACCGTCACCATCAGTTAATGGAGCGCCGGGAAACCGGCGATAAACTTAATGTCAAAACAGAATCTTAAAGCGCTGGCGCTGGCCCCGATGGCGGGTTTTCGTAAAAAAGAAGTCACCGTTCCGGAATGGGAAAACGCCAAAGTTATCATTCGTGAACCATCGGCTGAGGCCTGGATTCGCTGGCAGGGGATTGCCAGCCCGGAACAACCAAAACTACCGGAAGGGCAGGAAGCGCCAGAGGTGCCAGAACTGACCCCTTCAGAACGTGCTTTCCGCACGATGCGGGCGATGCGGGCAGATGTCACACTCTTCATTGATATTCTGCTGGATACCAACCTACAGTACGTTTTCACCGTCGATGATACCGAACAGGTTGAAGCAATTTATGGCCCTGTCCATTCCCGGTTGCTGAAACAGGCGCTTGATCTCATTCGTGATGCGGATGATGCCAAAGCAAAGTAAAAATGCCTGGCATGCAGTTCCTGATGGCGCTGGCGCTCCGGATGGGCCGCACGCTGGGCGAACTGCGACAAACCATGACGGTTGGCGAATTCAGAATGTGGGCTGAATTCGACCGTATCAGCCCGATCGGTGATATCCGTGGCGATATTCTCAATGCCCAGCTGGTTTCAGCGATGTACGGGGCGCAGGGCGGTAAAGTCACCATCGAAGATGCTCAACTCAAGTGGAGCACAGAAGAGGATGAGGTAATCGATAGTGGCGATCCATTTGCCGGATTAGAGGCCGCTTTGCTCGCAGCATCGGAATAAAATTGAATCGTCTCCAGCCTCGCTTCAACGCGGGGCTTTTTTTTATCTGCAATTTAAAGCGCATTCGCGTGCGCATCTTCCAGCAAGAGCTTTCCGTAGTGTGAGTCTGAGACAGGGCGGTGGATTTCATCGTTCCGCTCTTGGCTGCCCATGTCTACGCGAACAGGCTCGCACCACAGAAAGGTAAATACGATGAAATATCCAACCGTATCAGTAAACGGCGTTTCCGTTCGTGTTGACGGTGAAGGTCGCTACAATCTCAACGATCTTCATGCAGCGGCTGTGGCGGAAGGCAAAGCCACCGAATCACAGCGGCCTGGTGAATTCCTCAAAACAAAGCAAGTAAGACGGTTTGTACAGGCCCTGAGCGATGCGAAGAAAATCGCATCGGTATTAACCATCAAAGGTGGTCCGCTTCAGGGGTCATGGGGACTCGAACTAATTGCCATCCGTTATGCTGCGTGGCTTAACCCATTATTCGAGATTAAGGTATACGAGACATTCCAGATGCTGATCCGTAATGGCTTTGATGCTATGGCTCGCTTAAATAAAATTGACCATGTGATAAACACCGAAACCAAGGAAGTGAGTCAGTGCGCAAGCCGTATGGGAAAATGGGGATCTGGTGGTCGCAAACGCCTGCTTTTGGCAGCTCGCGCCCGTGTGGTCGATGAGGTTCAAATGTACCTGCCTGGTTTTGAGGCGTGAAAAACACAAATCCGTGGTTTTTGAATAGCGCACGGCGTGGGCTTTCATCGATACACGGCGACTAACTACAGCGATCCTTTTACAGGCTTAGAAGCCGCTTTGCTCGCGGCTTCAGCTTGAATTAAACAACGATAGCTGAAGTCTTTCTTAACCAATGGTAGGATTTACCCATATCTTTACCAACAGGGGCGCTGTGTGAAAAAATTAATAGTTTTGGCATTATCCATTTTAGTGCTGGCCGGATGTAAGCCCGGCGAAGAAAAAGCAATAGATATTGCTAAAAAGGAAGTTGCTGCTGACATGAAAGATCCAGATAGTGCAAAGTTTCGCTATCTAAGGTTTGTAAAAGCAGGTGAAAAAGATGGGCTGGTTGGCGGATTTGTTTGTGGTGAAATAAATTCAAAAAATAGTTACGGTGCTTATGCTGGTTATTCAAAGTTTCAGTTGGCTTTAACAATGAAATCGAAAGGTTTTTTCTCTAAAGGTGTAAGCTATACTATTGATGATAAGAAGATATACAAAGCCCTCATTGGTTCTGATTTGGATTTTTATTATAAGATATGCGGTCAGGATGAGTGATTGATTAAACTAATGAATTAAATTAAGAGCCTCGCACAAGCGGGGCTTTTTGTTGTTAGAGGAATAGCAATGGCAACCCTTCGCGAATTAATTATAAAAGTTTCAGCTAATTCTCAGTCCTTTCAGACCGAGATCGCTCGCGCCTCTCGCATGGGGGCCGATTATTATAAGACAATGCAAAGGGGGGGGCGGCAGGCGGCTGTTTCTGCACGCGAGACAAGACAGGCACTAGCCGAAGTATCTGCACAATTGTCAGAAACTAAAAACGCAGCTATGGGTATGGCTGGTGCGTTTGCCGGAGTTTTTGCGACTGGGCACCTAATCGCCCTTGCTGATGAGTGGAGTTCTGTGAATGCACGTTTAAAACAGGCGTCAACATCAACCGATGATTTCTCCAATTCCCAACGATTACTTATGGATATCAGCCAGAAAACAGGGACAGCGTTCAGTGATAACGCAGGTTTATTTGCTCGATCGGCAGCATCAATGCGTGAGTTTGGTTATTCCTCTGGCGATGTACTGAAAGTAACCGAGGCTATCAGCACGGGCCTTAAATTATCTGGGGCCAGCACGTCAGAGGCTAGTTCTGTTATCACGCAGTTCAGCCAGGCGTTAGCTCAGGGAGTGTTGCGTGGAGAGGAGTTCAACTCTGTTAACGAAAACGGTGATCGAATCATCCGTGCTTTAGCGGCAGGTATGGGCGTTGCCCGCAAAGACCTCAAGGCGATGGCTGATAACGGACTGTTGACAATAGATAAAGTGGTTCCGGCCATTACCGCTCAGTTGCGAGTGATGCAGGCTGAATTTGAATCAATGCCAAAAACGGTTTCAGGCTCAACTCAAAAGGTTGAAAATGCTTTTCTTGCTTGGGTTGGCGGTACAAACGATGCTTATGGTGCCTCTGCAGCGCTTGCTGGTGGGCTTGACTCCCTGGCAGAGAACATTGATACAGTAGCAATGGCAGCAGGGGCATTAACGGCGATTGGAGTTACCCGTTTTCTTGGTAACTGGACGTTGCAATTAAAGTCGCACACCGAAGAGCTTATACGGGCCAGAGGTGCAGAAATTTCGAGTACAGCGGCCAAAATTGAGGGGGCAAATGCTTCACTTACACAGATCGAATCAGAAAAATCACTTCTCCTTTCAAATCAACGATCGCTCGTGGCTCAATTAGAATTGGCGCAGACTGAAAAACAACGTGCGACTATCAGAACACTTCTGGCCAAAAACTCAATGGATATGGTAAAGGCTAACAAAGCCGAGACCGCGACCGTTAATGAGCTATCAATGGCAAACCAGAGGCTGAATGCGCTAACCTCTGTTACAAGAACGGCATGGGCTGGCGTATCATCCTTATTTGGTGGCATTCCAGGGATTTTGATGCTGGGGGCAGGCGCCTGGTATACATGGTATCAGAATCAGGAACAGGCGCGTCAGTCTGCGATACAGTATGCCTCCACCCTTGATGAGGTGGTGGAAAAAGCGAAAGCCATGAGCGAAATTCAAATCAGAGGTTCTATTGCCGATTCTGGTGAATCCATTGACGCGCTCAAAGATAAGCTGGAGGACTTGAGGGATGCTCAAGCCGAGGCAGCTGCTGAAGTTCAGAAATATACGTCTCTCGCTCGACAAATGGGCGTTCTGAATGATCAAAATAATGGTTACGTACAGAACGCTGCTAAATATCAGCGGGAATATAACAAAATATCCCGAGATATTGCTGATACTACATCTCAATTAAACAATGCTGTAGATGCACAAAATAATTTACAAACAGAATTAGCCTCAAAAGTTCAGGCGTCGGCAGTTGCTTTTGACAAAATAAAAAACTCGATAATTGGTGCGCTGAATGTTAATGAAGCAATGGCAACTTCGCTATCAGTTACCATTCAATTCATGGACGAATTAAAAAAACGCTCTGGGAGCGGCCAGCCCCCAGCAGCTCAAACCAACACGGCTTACGATAATTTTATAAAGCAACAGAAGGAGAGCATAGCCCTCTCTCAAAAAGAAGGTGTTGAGCGGGCCAAGCTTAAAGCGCTTCAGGATGCCATCAAACAGGGAGCGGTTAGAACTGATAATAAAGGTAATATTTTACCGGGGCAGGATGAGCAGATCGCAGCTATTCAAGGTAATGCTGCTACAGACTTTAAACTTAACGAATCGCAAAAAAAACCTCGCGGAAAGTCAGAGGTAGAAAAAAATGAAGATGCATATACCCGCATTGTTAAACAACAAGAAGAACAGATTGCACTCGCCGGACAAAGCAATGAACTGGCAAAAATAAAATATCAGATAGTTCAGGGGGAGCTAGCCTCACTCGATCAAGCTAAAAAAGAAACTCTTCTGCATAATGCTGCGCTTATCGATCAGAAAAACATTGCTGAACAGTTAAAAACGTTCCGTGAGGGGCTCGCTGACAGCAACGCTGCTGCGCGTGATCGGGGGGATATTGATTTTCTTGGTGCCGGGATGGGGGATAAGGCCCGCGACCGCATGAAGGAAATGGCGGATATTCGTACTGATTTTCTCAAGCAGCAGCGGGACCTGCAGCGGGATTTCAGCAAAGGTCAGATTTCTGAGGACCTGTACAAACAGCAAACGGAAGCGCTACAGGCGGCGCTTACTGAACGGCTCCAGATTCAGGAGGACTACTACAAGAAAACCGATGAACAGCAGTCAGACTGGCGGGCGGGGATCAGCGATTCACTGATGAACTACGCCGATCAGGCTGCTGACCTCAGTTCAATGGCTGCCACCGCAACCAGCGAAATTCTGGATGCCACCACTAACTCTATCTCCAACAACATGACCAGCGTCCTGACTGGGGCGACTTCGTTCAAAGAGGGGATGTCGAATATCTTCAGCTCTCTGGGGGAAACGGTGATTAAGACGCTGATCCAGATGGCAACACAGGCATTAATCACCAAAGCGATTATGGCGTCGTTCGGCGGTGGGGCTGGTGGAATGTTCGGGAGTCTTCTTGGCGGAGGTGGGGGAGGTGGCAGCACCGGGACGGCCATTCAGAGCGCTGGCGCTAATTTTTCGTTTAATGCTCTGGGTGGTGTCTACGATTCGCCTTCACTTTCCGCATACAGCGGCGGTGTATACAGCACTCCGCAGTATTTTGCGTTTGCAAAAGGGGCTGGTGTATTCGGTGAAGCTGGGCCAGAAGCCATCATGCCGCTAACCCGTAGTGCTGATGGTTCGCTGGGGGTTCGTGCTGTAGGTCGTGAGTCCCCTGCGGTACAGAGCGCAGCAAGCCAGATTCAGGCACAGCCACGGATTGCTGTCAGCGTGGACGCACGAAGCACGTTCACCGGCAAACCCGATGACATAACGATGCAGGCTGTAGAGCGAAGAAATGATGCTCTTGAACAGCGGATAGTTAACACCTTAACCGCCGAGGTAAATAACCCACAGAAGAAATTCGGCCGGGCTATTTACTCCAATCTACAGCCAAAAAAACCACGATAAACCAGCCCGGAGGGAAAGTTAATGGCGGATATTATCTATCCGGATGAGTACCTGCCTATGCCGCTGATGGACGGGTACGGTTTTAAGCCCATATCACCGATACTGCGAACGGAAATGACGTCCGGTCGCGCTCAGCAGCGAAGGCGATACACCTCAACACCGACCCAGGCATCAGTTAAATGGATTTTTAAAACTGATGCGCTGGCGCAGGTATTTGAGGCTTTTTTCAGGGATGCGCTTAAAGATGGCCAGTCATGGTTCTATCTGAAACTCCAGACCCCCATCGGGGTAAAGCCCTATAAAGCCAGGTTCGTGGATATTTACGAAGGGCCGACGCTGGTTGCGCCAAAATACTGGCAGTACAGCGCAACGCTGGAATTATGGGAGCGTCCGTTACCGCCTTCAGGCTGGGGAAATTATCCGGAATGGCTGGCGGGCCAGTCGTTACTGGATATTGCGCTAAACAGAGAGTGGCCGAAGCATGACAATTCTTGAGCGATTATATGCCAGCAGCGGATCGGAGGTTATTCACGACACGCTGCAGATTTCGGCAGGCGATGATAACTACTGGCTAACCAGTGGCTGGGATGACGTTTCCGTGATGCTGGAAAATGGTCAGCCGGCGACGTTTGAAGCCAGCGCGATAGATATCGCCTTACCAGCCAGGAACGCCGACGGGACACAGGATTTAAAGTTTGCTATCAGCAATATTGACGGAAGGGTTTCTGAGGCGATCGATAAAATCCTGGATGAAATGAAATCAGCCACGCTGACATTCCGGCGGTACATTTCATCCGATCTGTCTGCCCCGGCATCATCACCGTATACGCTCGATATTAAATCCGGCTCCTGGACCCCGACAGCAGTACAGGTCACGGCAGGCTATATGAATATTCTCAAAACAGCCTGGCCCCGTAAACGTTACAACCTCGCAGAGCATCCTGGCTTACGTTACTAATCTGAGGCAAACATGTTTGACGCTGATAAATACCGTTCAGTCATCTGGCTGAAAGGCGGACGCGTATACCCGAAACTCGACTGTTTTGGCATTGTGAATGAAATCCGGCGTGATCTGGAGTTACCCCTCTGGCCTGACTTCGCTGGTGTAACCAAAGACGACGGCGGTCTCAATCGGGAGGCGAGAAAGTTGATGCTTTCCTTGCAACGCTGCGAGCCCTGCGAAGGTGCTGGCGTGGCCTGCTATTCCGGCTCAACGGTTACGCATGTCGGGATCGTTGTCATGCTCGATAACCAGCTGCAGGTTGCGGAATGTAATCCAGGCTCGGGGGTTACGTTTCTGCCACTGGCGCGATTCATACGAAGGTTTAACCGCGTGGAGTTCTGGCAATGACGATAAAGTTTTTTCCGTCCCGGTTGCCGGGTGAACCCCTGGAGACGCACGAACATGGCGCGATGACCCTGCATGAGTGGATGGCCAGGAATGTCCCGAGCTACTCGCAGGACAGAAAGCATCCTGTTGCGGTCGAACTGGACGGCCGGGCTGTTCCACCTGCGGAATGGCCACTATGTTTGCTGCGGCCAGACAGCGATGTGCGGATTTACCCGATCCCGTATGGAACCGGCCTGGAAATCGCCGTGTGGGTATCGGTTGCCGTATCTATTGCCTCTACGGCCTATGCGCTTTTTTTCGCCCCGAAACCAGAGCTGGGCGGGTTTTCATCAGGAAATTCAGCATCACTGGACCTGAACCCGGCAAAAGCGAATACAGCCAAGCTTGGCGATCCTGTCCGAGAGGTATTCGGAAGAAACAGAATTTATCCAGATTACCTGGTGCAGCCGGTCACTCGCTTTGACCCCAATGATCCCACCCGGATGACGGTCGAAATGTTTGTCTGCCTCGGGTATGGACGTTTCTCTTACACCGGCGGTGATTTTCGGGTAGGTGAAACTCCTGCTCTGCCATTAGGCGATGGCTTTTCATATACCAGCTATGGCCCTGGCGATAACGTGGCGGGGGACCGTCGCAGCGAGGTCTGGTTCAACAGTACAGAAGTTGGCGGGACATCAAGCGGGTCAGGTCTGGATATGGCTCAGACTGCCCCTGAAGCCAGTGATATCGTTGCTGATGCCATGACTGTTAGCGGTGCATCTGTTTCGTTTTCAGGTCTCGATGTCGATGATGACAACGATGATGATGAAGATGAGAACAAACTGCCTCCTGGCTGGATTGAGGGGGCAATTGTCACTCTGAAAGCGCCGGTGAATTATCAGGTATCGATTGAGGATGGTTTTAACGTTCTGACAGGTGACGCCGTGGCAGAAGTGGCGCCATATAATGGTATGCCTGTAACGCTGACATTTAGCGGTACCGATTACGATCTGCAGATTGCCACGTATACCCCCCACCAGGACGCCGTTCCGGGAACGGGTGGATCGACTGCAGCATTGCGCGCCAGTGCGTCGCCATCCACGTATGATTTTACGACAACCAGCCAGACGTTTGCTCTGACCTGGCAGGGCGTCACCTATACCCTGTCCCTGGTTGCTGACTACGGCACAATGTCCGGTTTGCTGGCGGCGATTAACGGCGGGCTGACCGGATCAGGATTGATTGCTCAGGATGACGGCGGCGTGATTCGTATCGTGGAAATCTCCAGCCCGTGGCGTGGCGGTTCCATTACGTCATCATTCCTGCCCGCGTCAGTTTTTGGCGACAGCCCTGTGTTTACTGCCGGTACAGCATCCAGTGGCGGAAGCCCGGCGGTCTCAGCCAGTGTCAGGCTGGCATACGATTCCGGTACCGCATTTTCTGGCCTGCCGGACGGCACGCAGCGGATTTCCCTGGCTCACCGTGGCAACGAATACCAGATAGCATCGACTGACGGAGCGTCTGCGACCGTACAGAGAGTGGTTAACGGTGCCGTTGACAACACCTGGTCAGGTTTTCTGACCCGTACCGTCGTGGATTTTGCCGCGTCTGGTATCAACGATAATGAAACATGGCTCGGCCCCTTTCTGGCCTCCCCGCAAAATGAAGTTGTGGACGCCTTCGAGGTCAACTTTGCTTTCCCAAACGGAATTTGCGGATTCCAGAACAACGGGAATAAGCGGGTTCGCCATGTTGAGTATGAAATTCAGTACCGCGTATATGGTTCCGGATCAGGGTGGACGAGTAAGCAGGGGGTGTACGCGCTTAAAAACGTTAATGGCCTCGGTTTTACAGAGCGTTTTAATCTGTCTTCTCCCGGGCTGGTGGAGGTTCGATGCCGCCGCCGTAACGAGCAGGGGAGTAACAACGCGAGGGACAGCATGTTCTGGCAGGCGCTCAGAGGTCGTTTGCTTTCCCGTCCGACCTCCTACGCAGGGATATCAACAATAGGGATCACGGTTGAAACCGGCGGCCAGCTGGCGGCGCAGTCAGACAAGCGTGTGAGTGTTGTCGCGACGCGAAACTATGATGGCGGTGGTGACAGGACAATCAGCGGGGCATTCCTGCATCTGGCCCGCAGTCTGGGTTATCGCGACGACCAGATCGACATTTCCACAATTAACATGCTTGAGGCTAACTACTGGACGCCACGAGGCGAATATTTTGACCATCAGGCAAGCAGTGACAGCACGTCCGCAAAGGATATTTTCGACAAGATAGCTGAAGCAGGCATGGGGTATTTTCTGCTGTCTGACGGCTTACTTTCCGTCGGGCGTGAAGGGGTCAAAAGCTGGACCGGAATCATCACCCCCCAGGATACTGTCGAGGAAATGCAGACATCATTCAGGGTGCCTTCGGAGGACGATTTTGATGGCGTGGATGTGAAATACATCAATCCCGTTACCTGGGCGGAGGAGACCGTACAGTGCCGGACGCCTGAAAATCCGTTCCCCCGGAAAACGGAGGCTTACACCATCGATGTCGTCATGACTGCGGATCGTGCCTGGCGTATCGGGATGCGCCGGTTAATGAAATATCTCCATCAACGCCGGACGTATACGGCTACAACAGCAATGCTGGGATGGTGCCATGATTTTGGTGACCACATCATTTTGTCAGATGATATTCGAACCGGGAAAACCCAAAGTTGCCTGATTGACGCAATGACATACGACTTTCAGGAAATAACGCTACATGTCACCGAGCCTCTGGACTGGAGCTATACAAATCCCCGGTGCTGGATACAGTTTCAGAACAGTCGTCCATCGTCACGGATGCTGACGCCGCAGCGGATAGATGATTTCACTCTTACCATACCTTACAACGACGATCTGCACCCGGAAGACTGGATTATGGACGACCCTGATATTGATCTACCGCGTTTGCTGTTCTGCGACAGTGAAAAAGGTGCCCGGCATGGGATAGTCCAGGAGGTAGCCCCCTCCGGTGACAACAACTGTCAGATTACCGCGCCGGAATATAAAGAAATTTTCTACGCCTACGACGACGCCACATACCCCGGCGACGTCTCGTAATACCCCATAAAAACCCCTTATTAACTCTTTTCGCTCAAACCCTCGTTTGCGCGAACGCCTTTTTTGGAGCAAAAAACATGGCCTTTAATCCGCCGTTAGGGAGCACGTCTCCCGAGGTGTTGGTCGGTAATGCCAAACGTCTCGATGAACTGGTGAACGGCCCCGCCGCCGACATTCCCGATCGTGGTGGGGATCCTCTGGACTCCTGGCGTTTGATAATGGAACAAAACCAGACACGCGTAGAGCAACTGGACGACATCATTACCTCTCTTGATACTGCGAGCTTCACTTTCCCGGACGAACCCGCAGGCATCGCTGGCACGACTGATGGTCAGTATTTCCGCGTTCCTCAGGGGGAAGGTAACGTTGTCGGATTTAATTATTATAAAAACAGCGCAGGTATGGCAGTCATTGTTGCATCAGTTGCATCTGCAGAAATTACTAAATTGCTGGGCATGACCGATGATTCTGGTCTCGTACGGACAGTTTCATCTGATGGAAAGATTACGGAAGTAAAAACAGAGACCGGTGATAATTATCTGGCGGGGATGGACGAAAGCATTCAGGAGATGGCGTCGCGAAGTGGAAAAGACAGTTCAGTTAATCTCCACTCAGCTACGGATAAAGACGGGCTACAGCTAGTTATTACCGATGCGGAAGGTAAGATCCGCATCCCTCTTACTGATTTTACGCTGCAGGATCTGCTGGCGCAGGTTCATCCTGTCCCGGGGCCGTTTCTCAACACGCTGAGCTCCGCTGATAAGGCGGCATATGGCTATATTGATGAGCTGGGCGGTCTTAATCTCCCGGGTCTTCCGACATCCGTTAACAATATGCTGAACAGCCTGTCCCGCCGCGTGCAGCAGCAGGCAGATGGCCGGTTTCTCACAAGTATCAAGGACTATGGCTGGGACCCTAACAGCCAGGAAGATGCACGACAGGTGATTCAGCGCGCAATCCGGGACATGGCCCGCAATCCGTATGGTGGTGTGATTTACTTGCCGCCAGGAGTATACCGGCTGAGTTCTTTCCTCACGCCCGCGCCGAACGTATCGATTATTGGCGCCGGTACCGGCAAAACAATCCTGATGCCGTATGGCTCATATTCGGCGCTCCAGTTCACCACATCACCGACGAACCCCATCCCGGAACTGACGGATTTTGTGTATTCCGATTTTGAGGTGGATTGTCAGGACCAGGTGTTGCCGGATGAGGGTTATCTCCCCAGGACTAAGGGGCTGTATTTTAACTTCTACCGCCGCGGTCACCTGCACCGCCTGCGCGTGCGAAACTCTGGCGCTACGGGGATTGGCATCGACTTTGCGCGCGATTCCGCGATTACTGAATGCGTGGTGGAGAACTTTGGTCGGCTAGCGCCGTCGGGTAACGATAACCCTGCGGGGGCATCTGGTCTCGGATTAGGGGCTGGCGGTACGCAGAGCGAGCCGCTGTATGTCGCAGGAAACTTCTGCCGCAACGGGAAGAACTTCGGCATCTTCCTTGAGAAACAGCACG